AAAACCGTCCAAAAACGACCAAACAAAAGCAAAATACAGGTATTAAAAAAGGGTTTCAGAACTTCTGAAACCCTTAGTATTAATGCGGAAAGGAAGGGATTCGAACCCCCGAAACGCTTTTGGCGTTTACTCGCTTTCCAGATGTATTAGTGACTTTCTGTAGTGCCTGTAAATACTGGTATTTCAAAATTTGCAAATAAAATTTGCAAACTTTTTGCAAACACTTCTTTGATATACTCGCCTAATTAGGGTGTTATTTCTGTTGTAATTCAACACATCAAATATACATTTTGTGAGCAAATTACACCCAATATGTTATTTATTTTTCCACACAATATAATCATACAAAATTGATGCAGTAACACTTGTGGTCAGCATTGAGTTTTTCGATGCAATAGATATAACTTCGTCCATTCGTATTTGAGGTTCGATAATATTCTTTTCTATTCGCTTTTTAGCACTGTCATCCACATTAGGATGAATAACAAGATACTCTACCGGATCATAGCTTATCAAATAACAATCGATAATCATATCAACCGCACCTTTATGTACGTTGTACTTTGAAGCCAGAACAAATTTTATTGCTTCGGAATCCTTCTTAAGAAACTCCGTAACCTTTTCTTTTTGAACTATCGAATCCAACTCCGATTCCTTTTCGTAATGACAAGATGTGAATAGAGTCGATACGACTAATGCAAGTAAAATGTTTGATTTCATATTTACAGGAGATTAATAGCTAAGATGCAAGCTGATTTGCCCTAAAAGTACCAACATAGCTAATACTACTGATACAGTAAAAAATATATTTTTAAAAGTTTGTTTGAAATTTTTAATTGAGAAAACTTCCGCAAAACCAGCAAATACAGCACTCAATATCAGAGAAGTTACAAACATAGCACCAGTACCACCTATTATCCATCCGAAATTAAACCAAAAATCTACATAAGTATTTCCTAAGAACAAAGAGATAAAACTAGAAAGAAAACAAACTATACCTGAACGCAAGTATATATTTTTCTCTTTTACTTCACTTTTAGTTATTTGCTTATTCGTATTTTGATTATTTTCAATTTGAATATTTTTCAAAGTTTCACTAGTAGGAAAAATCCTTTTTATAACATGAATCATTTCAGCCAGTAAGCCATAGGCAATAACTGAATTATCGATAAAGCCATTATTCATATCATGATCAACCTCTGTCTTATATGGATAATATAAAACCCAAAACATTCTGCCTGGGTGTGGATGTTTAAAACTGCCTAGCATTTCCAACTCAGAATTATAAATTACCCCTGAAAAAAAAGCCATAAGAAAATGCTATTATTACTGTCCAAATATGAACAACTACTCCCCAAATCCCAAGCCCTGTAATTATAGTCCCGATTATATATTTCATAACTACACAATTTGAACACCTCCAATAATCCAAACTAATACGGAAGCAATTAATAGTAGAATTGATAAAATTTGAGTATGTTTAGCAAATACAGCAGTTATAGCACCGCTTGCAAGCCATGCTCCAATAACTCCTAAAATTGCCCAATACCACTTTATGTTAAAAAATAACTCAACAGCACCTCCTAAAATTGCTAGTAGAGCAATTATATTCAACCATGTAGAAGATTCAAATACTTTTCCAATAGGCCACCCTTTTTGTTGCGCATAAGCCTTATAAGTTACAATTGTTATTCCGGCTGTAGTTGCCATGAACGAAGATAGAATTACAGTACTCATTATATTTGATATTAAGTTTTAAAATTTCACGCTCCGTGACACTTCTTTAATGTAGAATAATTGTGCAATGTCATTTAGGTTTAATGTAAAATCTTGGTATTCCAGAGATGGATTCCAAGAATGACAGTGAATATCTCCTGTCTCGGTATTGTGATCCAATATCTCTTTTACGGTTATTCCATCCTCTTTATGAACAACAATAAAGACTTTAGGAACATGAAGTCTATTAACCCATAGTTCTCGCTGAAGCTCTCTTCCTAATATAATATCACCCTCACAGATACTTCTCAATGAACCATCATTCATACTGTCTCCATTCACCTCAAAGGCTACATAGTTACCTCCGTTATGTTTCTTTCTGGCATAATAAATAGGTTGTTCTTCTAAATATTCTGGATCTGCAAATCCTCTTAAATATCCTGCATGTGCATATTGGCCAATTAAAGGAGCAATTAATGTATCTGGATGATCGTATATTTTTACCTCAGATTCAACTCCTGCTATATTCAACACCTGCCCCTCACCAGTTAAGATGTATATCTTATTAACTGGATATTTCTCTACAATTGAATCAAGAAAAACTCTTCTTAAGTCTTTCTTTCCTGCCTTAATATCTGTAAAATCTTGCGATTTATAACCAGATTTTTCTGCAACTTCTTTAAAACTTCTGGCTAATCCTTTCTCTATCAATAAATTTATTGCTGATATAAGTCTCTCAGCCTCAATACTTTTGGGTTTTTTTTGCATAAAAACAAGAAAAAATCTTGACTCTATCTTGCAATAATCAAGAAAAAGTCTTTATATTTGTAATGTAAAACAATTCAAAACGAAACGAAACGAAACGAATCAGGATAGAAATAAAAAAAACCTTTAGTTTTTTGCTTGTGACCAAACCAATATCAACTAAAAGATTTACATCTATTCTCTCCCTGATCTTTCGGCTAAAGTTAAAAACTTTCTAAACAATAACAAATATGTTTAAAAATAGAGAAGAACTAAAAGACAGTATACCAAGAGGCACCATCAAGAAGCTTTCAAAAAAGCACAATTGCTCTCGCACCTACATCGCCAATATTATAAACGGTAAAACTGATAATCCTGACATTCTGGAAGAAATCGTCCAGATAGCCCTTAAAAGCAAGCAAGAGCAAAAAAGGAAGGATAAAATTAATGCAAGGGTCAGGAAACACCTAAAGTTTAAAATCCCTAATAAAAAGAAGAATGAGCAAACCACTACTTGACATCGATACAATTCAACGCAAAAAATGGTTAAGCACAAGAGAGGCTACGGTTTATTTAGATGTACACAAATCGACCTTACAAGATTGGAGAGAGTTACACAAATTACCATACTGCAAAAGAGGTAAGGTCATTCGATATAAAAGAGCAGATCTTGATGCATTCATAGAAAAAGGAAAAGTAGCATGAGCGATCAATTAACCGATGATATCCTAGACGAACAGGCTAAGCCATTCGAGGACGAAATAACAGAACTGCGGTTCAAATTAACCTCTACTAAAGCACCTGAGAAAAAGAAAACAATTCAGGAGCGTATTGATGCAACCAAAGAAGTAATTAACGCAATACTAATCAAAAACTCAATATGACAATCATAGGCTACGACATACCGCCCGATTCCTATTGGGAACAAAACCCCGAAAAAAATGAATACAGTAATGAACAACACCACAGTACACATCGGGTCAAACTACCAGATTACGTACTTAAAAAGTTTCAAAAGATTAATGCTGATTTCGCCCAACGGAGAAATCTTGGCAAGAAAAGAGAACTACAAGCCACAGGTTAAAGAATTAGAAGCCAAAATACAAGAATTAAAAAAAGCCTACAGAGCTGCGCGACCAACCCTATAGACTTAAAAACAATTCTCAGCACTTAAGTACTAATGTCAGTAACAAAAAATCAATTTCAATTATGACAAATCAAAAATGACAGCTTTCAAATGACAAATCAAAAATAATAAAAATTTTCAATTATGACAGCAAAAAATAACGAAGTGGCAGTAACCACGACACAAGAAAACGGAATTGCTCAATTGGGCAGTATCGGAGGCACAGTAGACCTTAAAGAAGAAAAGGCTATCGCTAAAATGGAGAATGCGAAAGTTATTCCTATCAAAACTAACATTGACTCTTGGTCTCCCGAAAAACCTAATGAAAGCTTAGAAGGTGTATTTCAGGGATTATCAACCATCAAAATGCCATCATTAAACGATGAGAATGTTATTGAAGATGTTCCGGTGGCAGTTTTTGCAGTATTGGAAGATGTACCTAATAAAGATGGCGAGGCAGTGGCCAAACAAATCGCATTTAAAGGTATTGCAGCTAAAAGATGCGTTTCTCATTTCCGCAATGGCTTAATGAAAGATCAGAATGGCCAACAAGCTACACCAGTAAATACAATGTGGAAGATTGTATTTAAAGGTAAGCAGAAAAATAAAACCAATTCTAAGCAATCCTCTGTATTCGATATGTATCGAATGGATGTTAACGGCGATGTTGAACCTAAAATGCAGGAGGCTTCATAATGAATAATCAGAAACTATTACTAAACATGTTAGATCAGGAGGGTATAAGCCTTCCTAATCTTCAAACCGAAGTGGAAGGACTTAGAGTAGAGTCCTCAGAACTACAAACTGAAAATATCGTAGCATATTTGATTTTTGATAACTCTCTTGAAAATGAAGAGTACCACGGATCTAAAGAGAAAGAGTTTGCAATGACTCCTTATTGCAAAGTTCCTTCAAGTTCTGTAATCAAAGAAGCTCGCACTCCAACTCACTTGCATAATTATTTTAATCGTGAGAAAAAGGATGCTTCTCATTTCTCTTTAGGTACAGCATTCCATACAATGCTAGGCGAGGTTGACAAATTTGAATACGAATTGTTTGACGATTCTGAAATTGTTACAAAACTGGAATCAGAAGGCTCTAAAAATGCAAGAGCAACAAAAGTCTACAAAGAGTGGAAAGCTCAGTATTGCAAGGAAGATGGTAAAACTCTTCGCGATAATGTTCTGGCTAAAAAAGAATTTCAAGCCATGTTTAGCATGCGAAAAAAAATGCGCAAAGATCCTGTATTGGTTAATCTATTCAATAATGCTGATCCCGAAGTTTCAATTTTCATTGAGTATGAAAATGGATTAAAAATCAAATTCAGACCTGATGCGTTGAAATTTGCCGATGCACAAGATGTTGAGAACTTCAAAGATTATCTTGATATCAAAGAAGGAGATTTAATTAACATCTCAATCAAAACTACTGTTGATGCTTCCCCTCAGGGATTCCAAAAGCAAGCGTACAACTTTAAATACCATTTATCTGAGGCAATGTACAAGGATGCTATCGAACACCTTTATAAGACTAATGGAGATCTTCATGAGGACAATAAAATGCACACCATTTTTGTAGTAGCCGAAAAAGGATCTGATAACCTTTTCAAAGGACTCTACATGATTCGCCCATGCGGTGAGGATTTCTTTAACGCAGGCCGTAGAGCTTATGTTCCTAACCTGATTACCTATAAGGATACGATGAAGTCTAAAGACTTCGATTCAGGCTACGATCACATTAATAACGGATCATCAATTTGCCCGATGAATTTACCTTCTTGGGCAGCAGCATAAAAATCATGGCAATCCCATTTGTATTACTCCTGTTGGGTACTGCATGGTACCTATCAGGAAAACCAAAAGAAAACAAGCCAGATATGGAGAAGACACAGCCAGAACTCTTAGGCTTTACAGAACAGGACCGACTGGAAGGATTTCAAGAAGTTTATCGCAGAGTATTCGAAAGAGAACCTTCACCACACGCATCAGCAAATGAACTGAAGTATAAATTAACTCATAGATTAATTAAACAAAATTAGAAATGAAGAAAGGAAACTTTTTCGACGAGTATCCTGATTTCTCAGGAAACAGAGAGGAACATTTAGAAGCAAATGCTTCAAAATATATCGAAGGCGATTACCATGTTCCTTTAACCAGTGATGAAACAACAGAGGCCAAAGATCGATTAACCGAATTGGAAATTGATCAGAAGAAAATCAGGGCCAAACTTGAATCAATCAAAAAGGATTATAAGAATCGCCTGAAACCAATCGACAAAGAGATTGATGAATTAATCGACATGCTTGCCATAGAAGCTCGTAGTGAATCAGGCAAACTTTACATGTTCGATGATCAGGAAGATGGCACAATGTACACCTACGACAAGGAAGGTAATTTAATTAACGTAAGGCCATTAACCCCTGCCGAAACTCAAACGAGCATATTCACATTAGAACCTAATCAAAAAATCTCAAAAGCAAATTAAACCATGGAAAACATTAAAGTAAAAGTAGGAAAGGAAGTTGAAACTCTTATTATCAGAAATGGTGAAGCTCTGCCTTTAAAAGAGCCAAATAAGATTCAAATTAATGGACAGATCGATGCCATTGTAAGATTCCTTTCTAAGAGAACAGCTCAATCAACAGAAGAGGATGCTAACAATCCTAGTGATATTGCAGAAGTAGTCGATAAGAATTGCCACATCTTAGTTGACCGTTCCAACCTTAAAATGGAACTACTGGTTGACGAAAAGAATTTCTACGGTAGCGAAATTACCGGAGCTCTTTTGATGAATCCTGAATTCTTAGAATGGGGAATCAATACAAACACAACTCGCAGTCCAAAAGAACTGGCTGCATTCATTAAAATGAATCGCTATTTCTTCTCTGATCGTATGAAAGCAATGAGCCTGGTTACCGAGCTAACCAACTTCAAAGCTAAGATTGATAAGGAAATTGAAAAGACTGATGATTTTCGAGGAAATAAACGTGAGCTTCTTGATCAGAAAATCAACAGCAATCTTCCTGAATCCTTTGATATTGAAATACCAATTTTCAAAGGTCAATCTAAACAAACCATCAATGTAGAAATCCTTATTACTGGTGATAATTTCCAGTGTTACCTGCAATCACCAGATACAATAGACTTGATTCGCGAAACTCGCGATACTATCATCGATGAGCAAATCAAAAAAATCGAGGAGCTTGCTCCTGGCATTGCCATAATTGAAATTTAACTGTGTGATTTGCTTGCAGAATGAATCACAGTTATTACCGAACCGCTTTCGGGCGGTTCATCTGGTCGGGTGGCGAAATTGGTAGACGCTAACCAGAGATTGCAGGCGTGCTAACTAATTAGAGATTGACGAATCTCGAACAGGACAGTCTCGTGTAGGTTCGAATCCTACTCCGACCGCAACCATTTAGAGAGGCGAGAGAACCAACGCTGTTTGACGTATTTACCAAGTAGGAGTAGAGATAAATCGCTCCGATCATGCAAGTTTAAGTTAGACTGTAAAAATAAGATTGTTAGAAATATTGCTGCATGTGGTTGGAAGAGTCGTGAAGGCTACTTGAAAGGTAAATATTTAGGCGTTGGTTAATTTAATCAGAACATTCATAAAATTTAATCATAAATCTTTAAAAAATCTATTATGAACAAATACACTACTAAGAACAATATTGAGAAGTTACTTGGCGTTAAAGTAGAAGAAAAAGACGGCTTATTTTATCACGGTGGTTATCTCGACCTAGAGGGAACACAGATAACAAGCCTGCCTGATAACTTATCCGTTGGTGGTTCTCTCGACCTAAGAGGAACACAGATAACAAGCCTGCCTGATAACTTATCCGTTGGTGGTTCTCTCTACCTAAGAGGAACACAGATAACAAGCCTGCCTGATAACTTATCCGTTGGTGGTTATCTTATTTCTCAAGAAATAGGAAGTCGAAAGGATAAAACATCATATCATATTAAAAGTGATACAGTGCATTGTGGATGTTTTATAGGAACTCTCATTGATTTTAAAGAAAAAGTGTATGACACATATCCTAATGGAATTTTTAGAGAGGAATATGACAAGTTTATTGAAGAAGCAATTGAATTAAGAAATAAATATATGAATAAGAAAGAAATTGCTTAACAATTTCTTACTACATACAACTAAAATCGTCTCCTAGCTCAACCGGATAGAGCAACTACTTCCTTAGTGGTAGGTTCCAAGTTCGAATCTTGGGGAGACTTCTAAAATTTGACACGATGATTATACACGGAATAGAAATAATAGCCAGAGCAAAAAGAGAACCTGAAAATGATTGGATTTATGGCGATATACATCGCAATGAGATAATATGGAATTATAATGACGATTTTTTTAGTGCTGATTGGCACAAAATTCAGCCTGATACTATTGGAAAACCAACAGGTTTTTTGGATAAGAACAACATTGAGATATTCGAAGGTGATATTCTTTCAGATTGTGTCGAGACTGAAACAGGATTCATAAAATCACACAAACAAGTTTTCTGGAATCAATTAAAAGGTAGATGGGATTTGGATGAATCATTTAGTCAAGACAAGTCATTCTCCTGCTCATTATCCAAGGATTTGAAATTATTTCATTATGAGATTTCAGGCAACATTCACGATAACCCCGAACTAATCCCTAACCAAAATGAAAAAGTCAACCAAAAAAGAAATACGTAACACAATCCTCTTAATCCTGTTTGCCCTGCTTCTACAAGCGACAGGAATTATCGACTGGCTTGTATATGGCAGTCCTCCAACTTCGGGAGTAAGCAACAGGAGACCCAAAACAGAGATTAAGAAATAGGTTATGAAACCAGTCTTAGTACGAGAAATCAACCTGCGATACTTAATAGCAAGATTATTACTAATACCTAAAAAGCAAAACAATGGCAGTAAACAAAGTAATTCTGGTCGGAAATGTGGGGAAAAATCCCGAAATAAAACATTTCGATAACGATAAATCCGTTGCATCATTTTCACTTGCAACAAGCGAAAGCTATACCAACAAAAGTGGTCAGAAAGTAACCCAAACCGAATGGCACAACATCCAAATTTGGGGTGGACTATCAAAAATTGTCGAAAATTATGTTGTTAAGGGAATGCAGCTTTACATCGAAGGGAAAATAAGAACCCGTTCCTACGACGACAAAAACGGCAACACACGATATGTAACCGAAATCATAGGGAATACCATGCAAATGCTAGGTCGCAAACCCGATAATTCCAATCAGGAAACTCAGAATTCTGCAGTAAATGTTCACATTCCGAAGGAAACAACAGCCGAAGAAGAGACTGACGATCTTCCATTCTAAATCATTCTAAAATTTACATACCATGCTTAATTTAATCAGACCACTTGTGTTTTTCGATCTTGAAACAACAGGTGTGAGTATAACACAAGATCGCATTGTTCAGATAGGAGCAGTAAAGTTAAATCCTGATGGAACTCAGGAGGAGAAGAATGTACTGGTAAATCCAACCATTCCCATCCCCGAAGAAGCAAGCGAAGTTCACGGAATAAAAGACGAAGACGTTAAAAATGCTCCCGTATTTAAGCAAATCGCAAAGTCATTATTCGATTGGCTTTACAATTGCGATATCGCAGGCTATAATTCGAATAGCTATGATATTCCATTGTTAGCCGAGGAATTCGGACGATTAAACATCGACTGGCCCATGAGCGACACCAAGTGTTTAGATATGTTGAAAATCGAAAGACTTCTCAATCCAAACACACTTGAGGCAGCTTACAAAAGATACACTGGTTTAGAACTGGAAGGAGCGCACGATGCACTTGCCGATGTAAAGGGAACCATTGCTGTATTGGAAGGACAATTAAAATCAAGCGATATAGAGAACGATATTGCCAAAATTGAAGAATTCCAAAGGGACGGCCAAGAACTTGTCGATATGGCAGGAAAACTAGCCAAAAATGAAAAAGGAGAGATCATCTATGCAATCGGTAAAGATGCAGGATTAGTAGTAAAGGATAATCCAGGTTTCGGGCAATGGATGCTAGGCAAGGATTTTCCAAGAGATACCAAACGAATTTTAAGAGGCTTGTTTAATGGCTAAGAAAGGCTACATACGATTAAGCAGAAAGTTCTTTAATCACCCCTATTGGAAAGAGAAAAGAGTTTACAGTCCTGCAGAGGCATGGTTAGACTTAATTTCTAGTGCAAGGTTTGAACCGAAACCAGAGCGCATTCATGTTCGAATGAATTTCATCGAAATCAATAGGGGTGAATTAAGGGCATCACAGCGTTTTTTATCAGAAAGATGGGGATGGTCTTTAGGCAAAGTAAACCGCTTTCTTAAAACGCTAGAACTTGAAACGATGATTGAACGCATACAGAAACACTCTGAAACGATCATTATCATTAAGAATTACGAGAAATACAACCCTTTAAAAGATAACGCCAATGAACAGGAATTGAACACTAGTGAGAACACTGACGAGAACGAGAGCGATACAGGCGCGGAACACCAACAGGTACAAACTAAAGAAAGAAGAATAAAGGGGAATAAAGAGGAAGAAGGTAAAGAAGGAAAAATTTATTCCGAAATCATAGATTTCTACAACCAGTCATGCACCGCTTTAACTCCTGTAAAATCAATTACCGATAAGAGAAAAGGATTCATAAACGCCAGAGTAAAGCAATACGGAATCGATAGAGTTAAAGAAATGATAACAAACGCTTCTCAATCTAATTTTCTCGCAGGACAAAATAATAGATCATGGATTGCTGATTTTGAATGGATCATGCGCCCTAATAATTTCATAAAAGTTTTAGAAGGCAAATACAGCGATGGAAAAAACAATAGACCAAATAATCAACAGGGAAAAGGAGCTTCGTCTAAAAATTTCAACGGGGAAAACTACGATTCAGAGCTTTAAGTTAGAGAATGTGAATCCCGAAGATTTAAAAGAAGTTTTCATAGCAATTGGAAACACCATACTGGTTGAGAATGGCGAGAAGATTTTAAATGAGGACGATGAGTGGATCGATCGACCATTTGAGGTTGATAAATTCAATACTGATCAAATAGATCAAATCTCTTATTACTTAACTGATGATAAACGATTCAGTAAAGATCAGAACAAGGCTCTAATGTTAATGGGGTCAGTCGGATCAGGCAAGTCTATGCTGATTGAGATTTCAAGAAGATCATTTGCATATCTATCCAGAAAGATGTTTCAGATCATTCCTGCCATGAAAATTGCCAGTGCATATGCTGACAATGATATCGACACGAAAAACATCGCCAACAATACAGGAGTTCTTTGCATTGATGATATGGGATGCGAGCCTCAAACCGTTAAGCATTACGGAACTGAATACAGTCCGATTATAGAGGTAATTCATTTCCGATACATAAACCGCAGACCAACATTTGTTACTACAAATCTGGATGCAAACGAGATCGAAGATTACTACGATGCCAGAATTCGGAACCGATTAAAGCAGATGTGCAATGCGATAATTTTTAAAGGACCAAGTAGAAGAAAATGAATTATGAAACCAACAACATCAGATCTGATTGAAATTAGAATCAAGGCACTAGAAAAAGAATTCGATAATCCTCAGCTGACGATTAAAGAACGAACAGCAGTAGAAATGGAGCTAGGAATTGCCTACAAGCAATTGAATCAGTCAACCGATTATTTAGAAAGCAAATATGGCAAACAAATTAAAGGAGGAACTAGATCGAGTGTTCTCAATTTACATTCGGCTTAGAGACTCCAATTCCGATGGGAACGCAAGGTGTATTTCCTGCAATCGAACAGTAAACTGGAAAAGTGCCGACAATGGGCATTACATCGATAGGAAACACATGGGAACCCGATTCAGTCCAACCAACTGCAATTTACAATGCAGAATTTGTAACAGGCAGGAAGATGGAAACCTGGAAGGATACGAAAAAGGATTGATTGAAAAGTACGGTGAGCAGGTGATTGATGAGCTTACAATCGAAAAACATCGAATAACAAAATACACTCCTGCCGATTATCGCGAACTAATTGGCTATTACCAAGGAGAAATCAAAAAGCTCAAGAAAGAAAAGAGTTTAGTAACAGTTTAAAAAAACAATTCAAAAATGGCAGAACAACAAATGGGAGAACTTACCCAAAACCTCTACCGATGGGCAATCGTCCAGATGCTTGCAACAGAGAAATTCGATACAATTCTTCAACCTTTGATCAAGTATCACGAACAAGGCATAGTTGCAGAATTCACAGCCAAAAAAGTGCTGATTAATCCAAAGGACAAGAAAGCTCTCTCCAGAAACGATCGAGAATATAAAACCGAGCTGCAGCGATTAAGAAAAGACTTTAGCAACTATTCCGAGCTAAACAAGAGAATGGTAAAACGATTTGCCACTATCGATGATAACACCCTCTTAAAACTCGCATCATCCAAGCTTGAACAATTCTTAGTTGACAACATCCAAATTACTCGCAATGAACCACAAGAAGCCTAACAAAGGAAGAGAGATCCACGGCCTGCACAAAGTCCCTGATTCAGTTATCATCAAATCACAACAGGTCGAAATCGGACAATTAAACTCATACATCGATGAGCTTAAATTCAAACTGGATCAGGAACGAAAAGAGAATCTAATTAAACGCAGAGGATTAATAGACCAATGCAATAACCTGGTCGAGAAGAATAAGAAACTCAAAAAGGAAAACAAAGAATACAGAAAGTTAGGAACCCATCTAAAACGAGCCTAATATGAACATTCTAAAACTACACGTATTCAAATCTGAGTTGTGGGAAGTAACCACAGCTCCGGTTGGCGAAATTCCCGAGAAAGATTTTGTCATTCGTACAACTCAAGACAAGAATCAGGATAAGCTACTCGACTATGATAACAATCCAGTTCATTACGATGCAGTATTGCTTATCAAAGGATTCAAATCTACTCATCCAAGAGCCTTGGTTGAATTCATAGGGATCGAGAAAGTAAAAGAGGCCACGCATATATTTTCCAATGGTGCAGAAGTCGATTATACAAATGGCCCTTACTGGAAAATCAATCTTGGCAAAGTTTTAGAAACGGCCAATTTCCACCCACGAACCCGATACTGGAAAGGAAGGGAAGTAATTCATACAAAATTCCCAAAGGAAGAGTATGGAGTTTGTAAAGTAAAAAGAGCGAACGATACATTTATTGCAGTTGAGTTCGAAAAACCTCTACCAGTGATCTACAACGAAGGCATGCGCGACACTATTGCCTACTACGATCAGATTAAACCTGCAATGTAAACCATTTAAAAAACAATTCTCAAATGATAACTGATAGAAAAATATTCTACATCGATCTATTTAGCGGAGCCGGAGGCACTACTACAGGTGTACACCTTGCAGGCTCAGAAGTTGTTGCATGTGTGAATCATGATGCAAAGGCAATTGAATCACATCGGGCAAATCATCCTGACTGTATTCATTACATTGAAGATATCAGAGACTTTGAGGTGGTGGTGAAACTTAAAAAGCAAGTTGATTTATTAAGAATTCAACATCCTGATTGTATTGTAATTATTTGGGCTAGTCTTGAATGTACCAATTACAGTAAGGCGAAAGGTGGACAGCCTAGAGATGCAGATAGCAGAACATTAGCTGAGCATTTATTCATGTATCTGGAACACCTTACACCTGAATATCTGATGATCGAGAATGTAAGAGAGTTCATGAGTTGGGGGCCATTGGATGAGAAAGGTCGTCCAGTGTGCAGAATGAAGGGGAAGGATTATTTGAAGTGGGTGGATAATGTGAAATCTTTTGGATTTGATTACGATTGGAGATTGTTGAATGCTGCTGACTTTGGATCCTATCAATCACGTGAAAGGTATTTCGGACAGTTCGCACGAAAAGGATATCCTATTGCATGGCCTGAGCCAACTCACTCAAAGAATCCAACAAAGCAAAATACTTTGTTCGGTGATCCTTTGAAAAAGTGGAAGCCGGTTCGTGATGTTTTAGATCTTGAGGATGTAGGTCAATCCATATTCAATAGAAAAAAGCCTTTGGTTGAGGCCACATTGAAGAGAATATATGCTGGACTAATCAAGTTTGTTGCAGGTGGTGAGGATAAGTGGTTGATCAAATACAATTCCATGAGTAAGCGAGGAACTTATAATCCTCCAAGCTTAAACGATCCTAGTCCAGTAGTATCAACTCAAGGAAGATTGGGAGTAGTTTTTGCAACCTCTTACTATGGGAATGGAGGATCTCACGACACGAATGAGCCTTGTCCAACCTTGACCACTAAGGATAGATTTTCATTGGTTAGACCTCAGTTCTTGGATAATCAATATGGCACAGGAGTACCATCGAGCATTGATCATCCGAATGGAACACTTACGGCCAATCCAAAGCAAAAGCTTGTAACGATTGAACCTTGGTTGATGAATACCAATTTCAATAATGTAGGCAAGTCTATTGATGGGCCAGCTCCAACCATTCTCGCATGTAGGAAGCATCACTATCTCATGAATCCTCAGTTCAATGACAAAGGTCGATCCTTGGATAGGCCATGTTTCACATTGATTGCTAAGATGGATAAGAGACCTCCATACTTGATTGAAGCAAACGAGGGAGCTGAGACTGTTAAGATCTTTGAGGGGGATTCTCCAATGATGATCAAGATCAAAGAGTTTATGATCCTCTACGGTATTGTAGATATCAAAATGAGAATGCTAAAAATACCTGAGTTATTACAGATACAAGGATTCCCGAAAGACTACCAGTTGGTAGGAACGCAGGCAGATCAGAAGAAATTCATTGGCAATGCTGTAGATGTGAACATGTCTAAAGCTTTAGCCGATGCCAGTAGGAACGGAATTATTAACCACTTCAAAAAAGTAGCTTAATTATGAGAAAAGGTATAGGCTCTCACCAATCAGCCAACATGAAAAAAGATGAATGGCTAACACCTCCTGAAATTATTAAGGCTCTAGGAGAATTCGATTTAGACCCATGCGCTCCTGTTATTCGACCTTGGGAAATGGCAAATACACATCTAACTGTTGAGGATGATGGTTTAGCGCATGAGTGGGAGGGTAGGGTATGGTGCAATCCACCTTACGGACTTGAAGCTGCTAAGTGGCTTGAAAAATTAAGCGTTCACAATAATGGAATCGCACTAATATTCGCCAGAACAGAAACGAAAATGTTTTTTCAATGGGTTTGGAATAAAGCAACAGCATTAAAATTCATTGAAGGAAGACTACACTTTCATCATGTCGATGGATCAAGAGCAAAAGCAAACTCCGGTGCGCCTTCGGTATTGGTTGCCTACGGGGAACACAATGCGAAGATTCTGGAACAATCTGATATTAAAGGGCAGTTTATTAGACTTTAAAATTATAAAGTAATAATCATGAAAAATAAACATCACATTAAAGTTTCTATTCATATGGTAATAGATGGTAAAGTTCAAAATCTAAAAGAAGTCTTATATGAACGTGGATCAGAAACTTATTGCTACACATTAGATGATTTGGCTAGAGTTATTTTTATGTGGGAGAGAATATTCAGTCCTCATTCTACTTATGCAATGGATGGATACTTACAAGAAGCCGAAAAGAAGTTAGCAAAAAGAGATAATGAAACAGCTCAATCTTGTTTTGAAAAATATTGGATCAATATAAAAGAAACTATCGATAAGGAGTTTTCTGACATAAATAACGGTAGTGACTCTATATTTCCAGAGGTTAATGATTACCTAGCATATAGCATTGCAGAGTTGTGCAGATCTATTCATCATAAGCCTTTAGTTGTTCAGCAGGGATTTTTGTACTATTTGTTTAAATACATTGAAAATTCAAGTATAAAAGAATTTGAACAAGATATTTACTTAATACCTGATTACATTAAAGAAATAGTTGACAATAAGGTAGTGCAAAAAAAATCAGATTCGGAATGAAAAGACCAGGCAAACTAGTAAAAACCTCAAAAGGTTTCAAAGGGATCATCTACAACGATGAACCTACTCACAACGGCAAGTATCAAGTTAGACTTGTCGGTAAAGATCTAAAACTAACGGGAGCAAATATGCTTTGTTCTCCTGATAAACTAATCAAAATTGGAAATGTAGATTGATATGAAAGAACTATCACACTCAGATCTCTGTAATATTGGCGCAAGGTGGATCAGTAAAAAAGGATTACCACTCGCGGCAGTTGAGTTAAAAACAATTGGTCGAGAAATTCCAGACGTGTACGCAACCAATGGAATGATGAGCGCAATTATGGAAGCTAAAGTAAGTCGATCAGACTTTCTTGCTGATGCCAAAAAAGAACATCGAATGCATCCATACAGAGGAATTGGAGATCTTAGATATTATATCTGTCCCGAAGGATTAATTAAGCCTGATGAAGTTCCCTCTGGATGGGGATTGATTTGGGTAAGTCAAAAAGGAAGGATTATAGAGCAGATTCCACTATTCAAAGGCAACATTCCAAGTGAGTGTTCTATGAGGCATCCTTGCGACAAACAAAAAGATCGAGATATTCTCTATTCAATTTGTCGCAGGTTTATCCAAGGAAAAGCTGACAAGTTGAATGTGAGATACAGATAATCAAACTACAACTCTCACAAAAATTATATACAAGAACATTTTAAAATTATATAAAATACAATAAACTTAAATATAATTGAGCGGTGGAAAACTTTTATTATGAACCAATGGAAATGCCAACACCCTGCGAGCATTGCGGGACAATATTTGACTTAAACGATGGCTACCGAAGTGATAAATGGCACGATGGAATAGTTATATGTGCCAAATGCCACGAAGAAGAGGAACGGGAAATTGAGGAAGATGAACGGTGGGAAACTATTAACCTTGAAATTAGCAATGCTTTGTACGGACTTGATAAGGAAGATGGCGCGTGGGCTAAACTTGAACACGAGAACCGCGCATTAATTATACAGCTTGTTAGCAATTCGTTTTTTGTGTGGTGGCAAAATACAGGAAGTGCTATAAGACCAAATAAGGATGAAGATTACGAGATACACGTAAAAAGAGTATGTGATGAATTTTTAAAGGCGTCGGCAAAATGATTGCTAACGTGCTTGGTGTATGCGGAGGCTGAGGAACGAAGCTTACGTATGACACCGTGTTACAAACTGGTGCCTATACGCTGAATTACAAACGAGATACAGACTTAGTAAAAGAAAAAGAGGGAGGGGAAAATCTTTTAAAGAGTACCTAACATTTTAAATACAATAAGATGAAAGAAGAATTATGTGCAGCACAGCCAATGGCTAAAAAAAGCTTAATGAATGCACTTGAAAACTTAGAGAGAAAAGCTAGCAACTTAATGGACTTAGCAAACTTTAGTGACCAAGTGGTGGATAAGTTAAACAACCCAAGACCGCAACCAGAACCAGAACCTACGGATGAATGTATGGATAAAAAAGGTTGCGTTGATAGACCAGTGCCAGACTTAATTGACTTGTTTAATGAAGTTGCGGACAAACTTGACATTGCGACTAATAGGATTGGAAATAACACGGAACGAATTAAGTCTATTATTGAATAGTGTGCGGTGGGGTTTTTCTTTTACGGATTGACCCCACTACACTACAAACGAGAGCCGAATGTTGATGCACTTGTTTGTAACTACTTTATAAAATTAATAAAACCCCGAAAACACCTGTAAAATGGCAGAATACAAAAACATATCCGATTCAGACCTTGCACAAATACGCAACATTATCGATGATAATCCACTTATCGCCTTAGATATATTGCACGATTGCGCAGAGTTGATCGGTGCTATTTCTGTATCCGAATATTCACACATTTTAGGAGTGCCAAAAAGAACGGTTCAGGACAGGTGCAAAAAGGATAATATTACTTGTGTAGAAATTGGAAACGTAAAGTTTCCCTGTATAAATATTGACTAACACCATATCGTTGAATCCAACAAATAGATAAAACAATGAATAATATTAAAATTACAAATAGCGAAATAATATTTCGAATCGATGTGAACTTTGAAAATTGCGAGGTTGATATGGTATATAAAGAACTTGCAGCAGCAGGAGTACAAACACCAGTTCCATCCATCCTTTGCGATGTAGCCGTAATCCCAATCAATAAAGCTAAAATGAAAACTACTCCTACCCGCGATAGCGTTGAGTTTTGCTTACAATGGCTTGCAGGATTTGTTGATAGAAGTACAATGACTATTCAAACTGGAAAATGGGATAAAGATTACTCTAAAGAAAGTATCACCAAATATACAGATGATGGAATGGCATACATCACTTACCCTGACGTAAAAACAGAACTTGAAGAACTAGGGTTAGATGTTCTGTCAACTCACAGTTTAATGATGGGGTGTTGTCACTTAAACTGTTCATGTCCTCCCGAAATTTTTTCAATGGAAATTGTTGAAAAAGCAAACAAAATTGTAAAAGAGATATTCGACAGATTTTGCATTTTCTACGACTCCTAAACAAACCCAATCATCTCCTCCAACACATCCTGCTCAACACCTTTAAGAATGTATTTTAGGATGATATCAATAGCTTTTTGGTAGAAATCATTAAAGGCATCATTATCCATACTGGCGAACGAAATAGATTTTGCCTCTCGATAGATCGTACCATCAAACAAAACAGACTCTTCGCAATGCCCCATCTCAATAGCAATGGCCTTGCGAAGTTTTTCCGTATTAGGATAGAAATCTTCCAGGTGTTCAGGCATATGATCAATCGTAAAACTAAGCAGCGCAAAGAATTTTCTATGCTTCCACAAATCACGAGGTTTGGTACACTTAAACTTTCTTGTTTCTCCAAGTGGAATTTTGTTGTACTGCATTTCGTCCATATCGCCATAAGGCAAAAGGCCACGCTCAGTTTTTATAAGAAATAAATCCATTATACCATTTTCATTTTTCTCAACTGGAAAGACCTGTTGTTTAAAGCTCGTTCAGCTGCAATCACATCAATCTGGTATTTCTTTTCATCATCGACCTTACCAGTGAGCTGAGACCAACCCACCATAACCGATTTTACAAGAATCTCCTTAATAGCACGATCAATCATCTTTACCACATTCTCGTTATAAGCCTGCCTGTCTTTAATCGTAAAAGAAATATCAGTATCAGTGTTCGCATGATAATCGGTGTCAGAAACAAGCTTTTCCATTCGGCCAATTACGATATCAGCACCCTCAATCAATTTCTCTTCAAAGGCATCTCGCTCATCCTCCGTCAAGGCCAACTCATCAAGCAAGCTTTTACCTTCTTCAGTTCTAATATTTCTCGCTCTGTATGATGATAACAAAAATACACTCTTAAATAAATCATCTTTCTTGTACGAGAATATAATATTTCCATCAGGTTTGGTATATGACATAGTTCATTGGTTTAAAATGGTTGTGATTTTCTTCTTATTGGCTTTTTTCGATACATCAAATCACGCTTAATTTGTCTCAAAGCCTCTTCAAATTGCTCCTTTTGTACATTTGCCTCCTGGTACATTCTTCTTAAAGCATACCATTGACTTAAAATTCCTGCCATTAGCGCATCATGAATACCCTGCAAAACAACACCTTTCATATTTTCCTCAAACGAATCTGAGAATTTCACATTATAAGCAATGTACTTACCCGAATAGCTCTCAACATCTTCATTATACTTAACAGCACCTTCAATATTCCTTCCAATAGCGCACAACTTTCGATAAATTGTATAAACAGAATTTCTAAGCAACGGATAGAACATATCCTTATCACTACTCTCACTTAATGCGATTTTATCCATCCCATCCATTCCATTCTCATCCGAAACAGTCTGAGAAGTATACAAACTACGATTGATAACTTCATTAAAAATTGCATTTTGGTTAAAAGCAAACAAATCCGATCCGTCATCCATAGGAACAATAACATCAGGCGATATAGCAATATCTGTCGGATCAGGAATAAACTGCCTGATATACGCATCCAACGCCTCGCCATATTCAAGTTTCTCCTGAGCTAAATCCATACTACCAAAATTTAAGTTTCGATAACAAATTCAATACAATTCCAACCATATTAAGAGAAGTGAATTTCTGAACAACACCAATCACAATCAAAGTAAGCTCAGCAAGTACAATCCAAAACGACCACTTGTAAGCCTTAGGAATATAACTTGTCCGGATAACCTGAACCTCGCTTGTTTCTCTTATCGCCCTCTCCAAAGTAATATTCATGTTAATTGGAATCACTTCTTTATTAATGTATGAATACACTTCCAACTTTCCTTTGGTAATTCCAACATCAAGAGTAATCAACTGGCTTTCAATTGTTCTTCTGTCCATTTCAGCCTTACCATCAACAACAAGAACATCACCAGTAACAGCAACCGAATCTTGGGGGATAGGAATATCCTGAACAAGATATATGGTTGTATCCTTATAAACTGTTTCAGTTTCAGGAACACCACACACCTCCACAAATCGATCACAGTTCCGGGCAATACGTTTATTTGTCATGCAGCTACCTAGTAGCAACACAAAACTAATCAGTAGTAGATTTCGCATTTCTTTTAGGTACTAAGCGGTTAAAAACAGAGGCAAAAAACTCACGAGCCGATTGGCCTTTAAAAATAATCAGGAACACAGCCAGGCCAACAAAAGCAGCAGCCTCTTTAAAATCCAAACTCTGCTCAGGTACAATACCCGATTTCATAAGCAATACCCATAACACTACAATTATTCCCAGAACAGTTGTAGCCTTGTCTGTAAAAGTTGATGTTGTTTCCATATCTATTTGTTTTTTTTTGAGATTCTCACTCAAAGTGAGGCTCTCAGTAATGTAAAAGCTGTAAATAAAGTCTCCCCTTCAGGGGAGATTTAGAGGGATGTCAAATTTCCACACGCTTATTAATCCAACCCCAAATATTTGAGCGTTGTGTTTTATCTTTCTCAGCTAGTTTGATGTAATGCATAGCCTGAAATCCATTAATCACTTTAAGTATTCGAATTGGTTCAGGCATGGTATTTATTCTGCCCAACGTAATCGAACCCAATCCGCCATCTACACGCAAATCTTTTCCATACCTTCCGTTATAGTTCAAAACATTAAAAGCTCTTTGCAGGAATACCACCGACTTACTTGGCCCCATATTTATGGCATTATCCAAACATTCAAATGCAATCGAATCATCCTTGATCATATCAATGCCTGTTTCCAACCAAAAACCGATATGATAAATCTGAATTGCATTCTGCATCGTTAAATCTCTCATATCACCTTTATAACCGAACTGCCTTGCGGTCTTTTCAGTAATACCGTAATTGGTTTTCCCTCCACGATCATTTTTGCGATCAGAATAACCACCTTCAATATCTAATATCTCTTTTATAAATGCTATAAATCTTTCTTGCATCACTTTTTAACTTTTGCAATTAACTCCTTAATTCTCCCCTTATCAATATTCAAATTCTCACAAATCGACCAAAACTCAGTTAACCCACAATAAGCACCTGCAATTTTTGCCAAGTGCAACGATTGCCACGTCAAACTTTCATCGGTTATATGAGCCGCCACAATAAATAGGAAGTAATTCACCGCCTTGCTTACAGTGTGTCGCAACCTAAAAGAGCTGATTCTTTTTTTATTTAAATAAGATTTTCGTACACCTGTAACAAGATCGATTGTGTATAATGCCAATACAGCAATAAGAATCGATTGTATTGGTGCGAAATAGGCCGATAAAGCCAAGAGTATTTTAAGAAGGATCGTTTTCATAGTTACAGTATTACTTTAGTGATATCAACTTGAGTATATGGAGGATTTGACTCCCAAAGTGCAACTATGGTGGCACCACCTATTAACCCTGCCGTTCTTAAATTTCTGGCATACCCGTAAAATTTACTCCCTGCTATAGTATTACTATACCCAAGGCGAAACTCCTTTGTACCTCTGCTAATATTGAAACTTTTAAAACGGGTTGTATAAGAACCATAACCAGAGAATACACTAATCATATAGTCATAATCTCCAATTACCGGGTTATATTCTCTATTATAGAAAAAACCTACTGTTATTTCATCAGTGGTGTTATACTGATTTGCAGCCGATGAATAAGTGAATGTTGTATTATCAGCATTAAATTTTAGTTTTATTTGCTGATCGACTGAATCAAAATAAAGAGTACACACATCTTCTATTTCGAAAATATTCCGAGTGATTGAGGTAGATGCCAATTTTATATCTATTTTAACATTAAAACTAACATCTCCTTGAGGAATTACGAAATTTGCATCTAGGCCATATGATGTACTTCCATTTAAGTAACCCCAAGAAATTCCATGCTGATAATTTCTAAACTCACTCAACCAATTTCCATCTTTAGAATACTTGGAATCAAAACCGTTTGAATTGGCATTGGCAAAACAGGCCGATAAACTTTTATCGCAACCAATCACACTGGCAACATTGTTCAAATTCACCACGGCATTATCAGGAACCTGAGCAAAGCAGGTATTCCAAACTAATAGTAAAATCAATACTCTTTTCATACTTTCTCCTTTCTCCTCCTGCCCTTTACTTTCAAAAGCAACACAAAAGCCAGTCCGATAAACAGATAACTCAAATAAACCATACTTTTTAAGTCCGATAAATCCTGCGTCTGTTGTTTTATGATTTGATCCTGTCTGGCAACTTTTGCAATCAGCAAGCTTTGGTAACTCACCGATTTTGTTTGCAAACTATCCTGAGTGGTATAAACCATTTCCGGGGCAATCTTCTCCAAGTCCTGAGCTTTCACTCCATATCGTAGCCTTTTGGTTGAATCCGACCTCAAATAATAGGAGATGAAATCAATATCATCGAATTTCTTCAGATCCTTCACAGGGTTCATGTTTGCTTTTAGTCTGATATCTGAGGTTGTCGATACGTCAGTTGCTGTTACTGTACCTGTTGTTGTCCAATTATCAAAACCGTTTAGAACCCCACCTGCACTTATGTTTAAAAGTGTTTCAGTGTTATTTTGAAAGGAGTAACCCGAAATAGTATTAGTAGATCTAAATATATGTCTACTGCCATCAGTAGAAGCCTCTATGGTTAGATTTCTACCGCCAACTTCATTATTGATGATCAAATCCCCTTCAGTAGTAACATTACCTGTAACACCTATACCACCAGTAGTAACCCTCAGCCTTTCTATGAGATTATTAAATGTAGAACCTTCATTAACTTCAAATCCAATAAATTGATTTGCACTATTAATATTTCCACAAGTAATTTTTGCTAACTTTTGAGTTGCCAATAATGGATTAGTAAATTCTAATACATCTCTAGATTGTCCAGTATTAACAGTTGCTCCTATATCTAATTGACCTGTAAATATACCACTACCACCTGTATAGTTTCTGTTGTTGTCTATTACTGTTGTTCCTGCTATAGAATATGTTTGAGCATTCCACGGAGTAGTGCTGTTATTTGAATTACCAGTATGATATAACTCTCTCCAATCTCCAAAAGTAGTAGATGCAGCATTAATACCAATACCCCTTCGCATAAAGAATCTATCAGCGTTTTCATCTGCATAAATACCCATCCATCCTACGCCAGAGTTGGAAGATGTACCATTACTATACATGGATATATTTAAGAACCCAAAAGAGCTTGTTCCCGAAGGTTTATCAGTTAGATTAACTGAGTAGTAACTTCCTGATTTGGTTAGTGATGTTGATGCCACATTACCCATCCTTAATGTAGCTCTATTATTATCTCCAAACACAAATCTGTCGCCACCAGTGCCATCTGAATAAACTACATTACTAAGTGTTCCTGCTGTGTTTATTGATGTGCCGTTTAGTTGATATTCACCAGAAATATTATTTATATTCCCATCATTGTCAATATATAATCTATCAGCTAAGGCGGTGTTATCTCTAATTGTAAATCCATTATTACCTATACCTGGCTGACCTGAACTAATCCACCATTCCCTACCATTAACTCCAGTGTTGTTTAATCTTAACGTCGTAGCCGTAGCTCCATTAGCTGTAATAGTTTGGGTTGTAAAATTATTATCAATATTCTTTAACGCTACATTACTACTTAAACTTACATCTGCTAATGTTCCTGTTACATGAGAAGATAAGTTGATTTTATTGGCTGTGATAGCCTGATTTACCATGCTCAAATACGATTCACCGCTAAGAGTAACATTTGGTGCATCCGCATTCACTCTGGCACTGGTATAGTATTTATTAGTTCCCTCCGGAATGTCGGAAGTGGTTAATGACACAACACCGCTTTGTCCATTTACACTTGAAACATTATCGGCAGGCTTTTTCAGTTCTACCCATTCAATATCATCCCAGATATAAGTATTAGGTTCGCCGTTACCAATATCAGCAACAATTGCAACATCACCTTCTTTTGCTACTAAATCATCACGTATTGCAATTGTGGCAACCTGGTACACATCTGTAAAAGCAATAGCAGGTAATTGGGTAGGGTAAATCTTACCTGATCCATCCAGATTAGCAACGCCATTGGCAATACCTTTTTCAGCAGAACGAACATAGCGTCCATCCAAATTAGCACCGTTCCCACCAGAAATACTTAAATCACCAGTACTTGAATTAAATGAAAGATCTTGTTCGTCTGTATTATCCTTGTAAGGCGATAAGTCAACAGCGGTAGGATCGCTTTCAAGTGATAGTATATCGCCTGATAAGTTTAAATTCTGATCATCAGTATTGTCAAGATATTTAGTCAAATCAACAGTGCTTAAATCGTTGGTAATGCTCAATTCATTACCAAGCAATTTTAAATCGATTAATGGTAAATCTTTCCAACTTGCATTACCGCTTGCGTCAGAACCTAACCATTTTCCACTTCCTGCACCATCCCAAATTGTCAAAGCCTTTGTTCTAAACTTTCCATCGCGCCTAAATGCGTAGCTTGCATTTTTTACCCCTATAGTAAATTCAGATTCTTCCGCACCAGGTGTTCCATTTTGAAGTTGAGTTGTAAGAGTTGCTGCATCTACCAAATCACCATTGTTATTTTTAGCTTGTATTTTGATATCGGTTAATACACCAACAGTACTTGTTGTATTTTTAATAGTTAGAATATTGGAACCACCATTGTTTTCAATGACCATTTCATCCTTAAAGGTTTTTTTACCGCCAATATCCTCGGCAGATACCTTATCAACAAAATCATCACCACTACTTAATGGAATGTAACGCCCATCTAGATTAGTTCCATTTCCACCAGATATACTTAAATCTCCAGTTCCCAAATTGAATGATAAATCTTGTTCATCAGTATTATCCAATTCGTTTGTCGGATCGTTATCATTGTCGGCAACATCAATATTCACACCTGCACCATTTTCAATATTTACAGGTTGAACAGTTCCCGATTTGATTCCCAAGGATAAGTTTTGATACTCATTAGTCGAATCACCATCGCCATCCTCAACATTAAACACAATCGGATTAGCACCAGTAATTTGAACACTGATATCATTGCCAGTTCTGCTTACACTCAAGTTGAGCTGAACCGTATCAGTCAAACCATTTACCGACTGAACACCACCTGCAGGAATCCAACGAATTCCATCCGAAACAAATAGCTTACCATCGGTTTTAATCTCAATTCGTCCTTTTTCTGGAACTGGATTAGTTAAAATGGTAACCGGAAACAAAGTGAATTGTTCCGTTTCCAAACCATCTTGGAAATATTCGGCCTCTTGTGCTTGAACATTCCAAGCCAACAGAAAGCCAAGCAGTATTAAAAAAAGTTTCTTCATATCTATTATTTGCAGCTCCAAAGTCTCCCTTTCAAGGGAGATTTAGAGGGGTGTTACAATACAGTCTTTTTAATGATTTTAAAAATTAAGATTCCGGTTGGGTATCTGTCAGGAGCAGTAAATTGGAAAGTTGTACCAGTTTGATTAACTACCACACAAGAATTTTTCGCCTCTCGATTTCCGCTTTTATAACTAATGATATCAACCAAGTAGTTATCCATACCCAAATCAGGAAAAGTAATTACCTGTGGATTTTGAGTTGTAGTAATCTCAAAAGCTTGAGGACCGTACTTTTCCAATACAGCGCGAATAAAACCTTCCTGCTCATTTAACAATTCCTCTCTGGTCATACACTTTTTCTTTAAGCACCTTCTGAGATTCTCACTCCAAGTGAGGCTCTCAGTGTTAAATCCGAAAATTGCCTCCCTCTACAATGTGAACGCTACACTTTAGAAGGGTAACGTTAATAGTCTTTCCCCTGATAGTAAGCAGTTACCTGCCCCATCGCCGCAACAGCCTGATCACCCATTTCAAATACCTGGAATACCTTCGCAGCACAAAGCCAGCAAAGCACCTCAGCCAAATCATCCTGAACCTGTTCAGCAACTACTTTTTTAATGTATCCGGCTCTTTTCTTTTCTGCATTAGTAACGGTGTAACATTCCAAGATTTTTTTACTTTCATCATGTCTTTCAACGACAACAGGTTTTGTAAAGCCACCTCTTGTGTGCGCATTCAGTTGAAGGATATAATCAGGATGAGACTCACTGATCGGAACAATAACAGGTCGTTTCCAGTCGTTCATTTGCAGATAAGCCAAACGCAAATAATCATCAGGCAATACCATTACACCAACACCATCGGTTACAGTAACGGTAGCAGTTAAATCAGTAGCAACAAGAATATGCAAGGGAGCAGTTAAAAGCAGATCTCTGGCAGCTTCATCGAGTAATTCCTCAATGTATTGCTCCAATGGTTTCACCGCCTTGGCATCAACAGATACAACCAACCCCTCGTCAAAAGGGGTTAGCTCTTCCATTCTAATTTTAACCTTGCTAATTAAATCAGGTCTAAGCATTTACTACAAATTAGGGAAAGTTAAACCTAACGAGTTTGCAACTTCTTCTACAAGCGCATTTGTTTTCATCTTGCTTGTCTGTAGATCTTTCTCAGGGAATTTTTCTTTCAAATACTCCTGAGCTTGTTGGTTGGTTTCAACCTCAGGAACTTCGGTTAGATCATCATTTCCTCCATTACCATCGGAGCCTTTTTTTGTAGTTTTAACTTCCTCTAACAATTTAAAGGTTTTATTAAATCCTGAATCAGCCTCTAATGCTTTCTGAAGCTTAGGATCGGTAGTGCCAAACTTCCCATTTATTCTTTGTGGAGCCATGCTACCGCCAGTAAAACTAACAGAGAAAGGCTTATTATCTATCATTACATTTGTATGTAATTCGAGATCTCTAATCGATTGATATATTTTATTCATCACAATTATTTTAGGATTGAAAAAAAGTTCCGAGGCAGAATGCCCCGAAACATTATATTATTTCAGACTAGACTTTAGGTCTGATGATAGCGTGAGTATCAGGATAACGAGTAATCAAACCTGAACACTCTTCAATAACAGTTGCCTCAGCGTTTCTCTGACCAGAATCTTTTAACTTGACATCTCTAATATTCATGGTCTGGAACGCATGCTTGTCAATATTATTGATATCTAAAAGAATACCATTGTCACCCCAACCACATTCATCTAAACCATTGTGCATGAAGTAAAGAATGTTACCAAACATGGTTTCGATCTTCTTGAAAGTCAATCCCCATTTTACTTCGGTACTTCCTGCCTCAAGTTGTTTCTGAATATCTGGAACTTTCGAGATAGCAGCAGTTAATCCAGCCCCACCAAATAACAAGCGGTTTTCACTTCCACTATTACCGGTAAAGATTGCTTTTGACCAATCAATAAAGGTATTGTTTGAAATATCTCTATTCGCACCACCAGTTCCGTATTCCAATGCTTTTGTAATGAATCTAGTTACACCACCAGTGAAATATCTTTCCTCACTTGTAACTGTATCAATCAGCTTATTTCTTGCACCAAACAGATAAGACAATTCCATTCTCTGTTTCATCTCATAAATATTCTGAGCCTCATAGTCAGAGAAAGAGAAATCAACTTCCTTATCATGAATTTTCTGATAGAAAGATTCTTCCATTTGCGCCATGAAAATTTGCATGTAGTTGTACTCTTTGGTAGGAACAATTGCAAATGGCGATGTCTGAGCATCTTTCTCACCTTTAGCATTACCCATTTTAACAAGCACGGCATTTGCTGCAATAGGAGGAACTTCTGTATCCTCACCTGCTACAACACCATTTACAGCTTGAACTTTAAGAGTAGCAGCCGCTTTATCAACATCTGCAACAAACAAAACTAAATCACCTCCATCGGTTCCCTGCACACCTTGTACAAAAGCTGTATCATCTTTTGCCCAAAGTTTGATGTTGTTCACCTCTAGATTTGTTAAGCCTGCATTTTTAATAGCAATTTCTGTTTTAACAGTGTCCTTAATCCCCCTGGTTCCGACAGCGTAATATTCAGACCTAAAAGCATTAATCTTTTCAGCTTTCACATGGCGCATAATCGTATCCATCGGAGTACGGGAAGGTTTCATTTCAGTAATCTTCTTACTGACATGATCAACGTTCAAATCAGGACTAAGCTCATTAACATCTTTAGTAGTTACCGTATCGGTTACCACAGCTGCACTACCTGCCATTGCTTTGATAGCTACACCACTCCCAAACAAAGCAGGGAACATATCACTAAGTAAAGCTGCATCAAATAAATGAACAGCAAATACTGCGATTCCAATAAAGCCTAGTAAATAGGTTAGGCCCTTCAAAATTCTATTACTTCTTTTCATTGTAAAAATCAATTATAGTTTATAATCTTTCTCTTTTCTTTTGGCTATTCACGATCTTATCGATCTTGGAAGGAGCAGGCTTTTCAAGGGTTTCTTTTGTGCCACCACCGCCAACATTCGGCAGATTATCACCCTCTTTTTTTTCAACCTTCTTAGCCTCAATCGCTGCGTTTCTACCTGCAATACCCGCTAACTCAGCAGCTTCTTGAGCCTTACTATCAGCAGTCAAACCCTTGTGAAATTTGGCAAGAGTCTCTTTGGAGATTTTTCCATTGAACAGGTCAGCAACAAAACCATCGAGCAATTCCATTAATTCCTTAATGCCTTCCTCGTCCAGTTCGTTTTCTTCCGCAAATTCTTTGATTGCTGCCTCGGTTCCGCCTAGGTTCTCCTGGTAGGTCTTGTCGAAGTTTCGCTTTTCCTCAAGCTTTGCCATTCTTTCCTCTTTGCCTTTGGCCCATCCTTCATAATCTGGATCACCCTCTTGCGGAACAATAGACTCACGATCAATATGGCGACCCAGTGCAACCATAAATGGCGCACCATCTCGTAAATCAGACACAATTTTGGCAAGGGTTGGTTCTTGTTGGAATAAGGCTAGTAACTCATCGTTCTTAGCCATAGAGTTTGATCGGTAATCCGATAGATCACCCATGTGTCGATGAAGCCCTTCGTAGAATTTCTCTTCATCCCCATAGTCATCTCCATCTCCTAAAGCATTTTTGGCAAAAGCCAAAAACATCTCTTTTTTAGTCTGGGAGGGTTCTTGTGTTGTTGTTGCTTCTTTCTTCTCAACAACTTCATCTTTTATTTTTTCGCCCATTACTACTTTGTTAAGTTTTTAATATTGCAAAATCAGCTAAGGGCTAATAGCTAATCGCTAAAAGCAACTTAAACTAATACTTTAAACAAATCTATGTAATGATTTAAATGAAAGTTGTTTAAAATAAACGTAAAACTGTTTATTATAACCGAAATTTTATACCTTTACAAAAAGCAATTCAAACTATGGGAAGAAAAAAGAGTGAAAAACTAATAGACCGTAATCGCGAACTAATGGTCTATTATGATGAGCTACTTCGATCCTACGGCCCTGATATGGTTAGGAGGATTTCGAAAACCTCTATATACGAAGAGGTTGGAGATAAATTTCATATTTCAGGAGATAGAGCAAGAGTGATTATCTCAAAAGAACTTAAAAAGGTGAAACAGAAAGAAGTAGCAGTATAGTGAGCAAGCCTGATATCAATAAAATACTTACCGAAAACAAGAAACGTTTAGCCGAATTATATGAGGAATACAACCCATATAGAGGTATCGGATCTCCTATAGAGCGTTTTAAGTTTGCCATTCCAGACGCACCCGAAGGATTTACAGAAATACATCTTCCGGAAAGCATGAAGAGTTTGGCCGTTGTTTCTGCGCTCTTAAAATTTGGCTCTATTAAGGAGCTTGCTAAAAATTTAGGAAAGGAATACAGCCAAGGTTTTATTGATGGGATATGGGAAGGAATCACTAGTGATAGATTCGATCATGATTTTGAATTCTGGGCAGCTTTTGCAGCTCGTATCCAGGACAAGAAAACAAAACGATCAATTCCTTTTATTCTGAGAAAAGCACAAAGGAAGCTTTTGCGCGAACTGGAAGAAATGAGACTTGCAGGTATTCCAATTCGAATCATTCTTTTAAAAGCTCGACAATGGGGAGGTTCTACGCTAGTTCAAATCTATATGGATTGGATTCAGCTTAGAATCAAAAAGAATTGGCACTCAGCCATTATTGCTGATGTGGAAGATCAGGCGAGAAATATCCGAGGGATGCAAACCAAATTAGCTGAGTTGTATCCTGAATCCTTGGGAACAATCACTTTTAAACCATTCGAAGGATCCAGTAAGAATAAGGTAATTGCTGATCGAGGCTGTATTATCGGTGTAGGATCAGCTCAAAAACCTGAATCGCTTCGATCTTTCGACTTTGCCATGGTTCACATGTCCGAGGTTGGTTTGTGGAAATCTACGCCAAACCGATCTGCAGAAGATTTAGTACAATCGGTTCGCGCTACAATTCCCGATGAACCACTATCATTGGAAGTGCTTGAATCTACCGCAAAGGGGGTAGGGAACTTCTTCCATAGAGAATGGCAAGCAGCCTATTCAGGCCGATCAGGTTACAAAGCCGTTTTTGTTGGTTGGTGGGAGATCGATATGTATCAAATGGATATCGATAACTACAAAACATTCATTAAGACAATGGATGATTACGACTGGTTCTTATGGGAATTAGGCGCAACTCTTGAAGGTATCCATTGGTACAAACACACAAAAGCAAGTAAAAATTATGACGATTGGCGAATGAAATCGGAGTACCCAAGTACAGCCGATGAAGCATTCCAGTCATCAGGACAGAGATATTTTAAACCTAAATATGTAATCCAAGCTCGTAAAACTTGCCGACCTCCTAGATTCATTGGGGAACTGTTTGCTGATGGTCCGAAAAAAGCCGATGCGTTCAAAGGTTTGGATTTTGACGAAGTTGGAAAAGGGAATCTATTTGTTTGGGAATTACCGGACGAGGAAGAGGAAGTAACCGAAAGATATGTTGTTGTTGTTGATATCGGAGGAAAAACAGAAAATGCGGACTGGTCTATTATTAAAGTTTTTGATAGATTCCAACAATCTCAGGGAGGAGTGCCGGAAGTGGTTGCAACTTGGCGAGGACATTTAGACCAGGATCTTGTTGTATGGAAAGCTGCACAAATAGCACGATTCTATCACAATGCTTTACTGGTAGTAGAATCAAATTCATTGCATAAAGAAAAAAGCGAAGGCGATTTCTTCTTAACCGTTCTCGATGAAATTGCAGACTATTACGATAACATTTTCCATCGTACCGATCCAACCAAGATCAAACAAGGTTTACCGCCTATGTATGGCTTCCATACAAACAAATCAACCAAAACAATGGTATTGGTTGCTTTAAATGCTGCCTTACGTGAAATTGGATATTATGAGCGTGATAGTCGCACATGTGACGAAATGGATTATTACGAAACCAAGCCTAACGGAACCGTTGGAGCGGTAGAAGGAGAGCATGACGACCTTGTAATGGCAACAGCAATTGGAGTGTGGGTGTGCGTTTCCTATTTAGATCTGCCTAAGCCAAAACCGAAGAGAAAAGACAAAACAAGTTCACGCAAAAGAAGTGGAGTAGTGAGCAGTTCAGTAGCTAATTTTTAAAACCTTGATATTCTCACTCAAAGTGAGGCTATCAATAAAATACAGTATTATGAAAAAAATAATCCAAAAATTACAGATCTTAATTCTAAGATTCACTTTCCAATCAAAGGAAAGCTCGTACTACATCAAAGCCTTAAAACTGAAAGATGGTAAGAAAAAAGTATTCCAGGCAGCAAAGAAATTGGCCGATGAAAACCATGAGGCAAACGGAAAACGATACTACGTTATCGACGATTACGACAATTCAGGTCAATTTGTAGTGATGAACTCAAACGAGATCAACAGCTATAAAAAGGCAGGAATTTTCAAGAAGAATTTAAGTTTTAACCAACTGGCACAAATTGCAAGTTATCAAACTGCATAAATCACTCTGAGGCTCTCACTTTAAGTGAGATTCTCAGTAAAAAATCAAATAATCATGATAGGCGAAAAAGTAGAATATGAATACATCAACCCAAATACCGACAGGCCTGTTACCGATATTGGGATGATTGTAGATAAAATTCTTGTTAATGATTCAGATCATTATCTCATAAAAACAGCTAACAATGTGAAATCAATCAGGTGCGACAAAATTAAACGATTGATTACATCTTAAAAACTAAAAAAACAATGGAAACAATTCTCAGTGTAATAATTATTCTTGTAGTGCAAATATGGTTGTACTACGATTGGCAAAAGAGCAAAAAAGTAAAGGACACAAAAAAGATAAATCCTATTCCCGAAATTAAAGAGGAAACTCAACCTTTAACTGTTGATTGGTCTATGATGGAATCAAATAAGAATATCATGCAAAATCTAATACAATTAAAACAGGAATACTTGATCGAATGCGATCATTGCGATTTCAAGATTAAAAACAACTCAAAAGATCCAAATCAATCTATTGAGGCATACTTAAACAAACCATGTTCGAAATGTGGTAAAAATCTACTTAAAGAGAAGGATTATGCCGACTATAAAAGAACAATGAAAATTATCAACTGGCTTAATAAGTGGCTCAGTTGGCTTACTATATTTTCATCAAAAAATGGATATAAAGCGAAGGGAACTATTACAATTCATAACGATGTTAAACTTGAGAGTAAATAGACATGAAAACAATTAATCTATATTTCGATTTCGAATTTACATCACTCAGTCCGGATGCACAACCGATATCAATTGGAATTATTAGTGATGATAATAAGAAATTCTACGCAGAGTTTACCGACTTCGATATCAATCATTGCGATGAGTGGGTAAAAGAAAATGTACTATCTAAATTATATTTAAAAGAAAAGTTTTGTGAAAATGCACGGATATTAGCAGGTGATTCGTGGAAGTGCATTGCTAATATTATTGGCATTAAATTTCACCTGTCTGAATGGCTTTCTCAATTCTCCGACTACAAAATCCAATTCGTATGCGATTGCGGAACTTACGACTGGTATTGGATGGTACAACTGTTAGCAGAGTGGGAGCAAATAGAGGATGATAAAAATGGTTTTGATGGTAATTGTCCTACATGCGGAACAAAAGGAAAGGAAAGTTTTAGTATTGGCCTTCCAAATTTACCATCAAATGTTTCACCAGTTCCAGAGGATCTAAACGATTTGATTGCAAGAAAACAACAAATTTCGGTGCGTGAGGCATTTGATTTGAATAGGGAAGAGTTAGTTGGTAATTGGGATAAGCTTGATGAAATGAATAGTGGTAAAAAATCATATAATTTAGATCAGTTCCCAAAACACAACGCCCTATGGGATGCAAAAGTTATCAAGCAGATATATAATAAATTAATTTAGTAGTTATGAAAACAGCAGGGGATAGCCATTATCATGGCGAAGGATTTTCAGATTATGTGCCTTGGTTAGCCTCGCAAACCGATATGCTTTCAACAGATTGGGAAATAGTTGAATAATTGTAAATATTTAAAGTAAAACTTTAAATAAATATTTGTATCTTGTTGACTCATGATTGAATATGTTTTAAAAGTGAATTGACTTTTGTCATTGTCAAAGAAGGCTACCTTTCCCGGGGTAGCCTTTTCTTATTTTCTTACGTCATTTCTTAAACGCTTTGTAAAATCAAACCAACAACCGATAACCGACAACCGATAACCGACAACCGATAACCAACAACCATTAACTCACCTTACCCAAAGCATTATTAAACATTTCAATAACTCTTGGATCGGCCTGACCTTGTATCTGCTGCATTGTTTCAGGATCAAATTGCTGTGGCAATTCTCCACCTGCAACGGCCTGTTGTCTCTGCTTAATCTGCTCAAGCAGTTTGTCAGCAAAAGGAATCGAACTGTTTTCCAAGTACATTTGAATATCGATATACTGACCATCCAATAACTTCATTAAACTCTCATCAAGCAATTGCCTGAATGCAGGTGTATCGGTACTTTGACCAAGTGAGTATTCAAACTCAATATTCTGAACCGCTTTAGGATCGTATTTTTTGGCCTCAGCTGAGTACGATTTACCAGACACAATCAAGTTGCGTTCTTCATCATAGAATTGCTGAATAACTTTCAGAATCTTTCTATCTCTTCGCTCTTTGAATGATTTGAATGAATCCATAACATCCATAGTAGAGATAGTTGCATTCTGTGCCTCTTGAGCATATAAACTAGCAGCCTTTCCGCTTCCTGCTGTGTGGCCCTGAATGGCACCATTAACACCAGAAATTTCTTGTAACATTCGCATTTGCAAACTCAGCATTTCATGTACACCAATATTGGTTGAATTCGTGCTAATTTGCCTTGGAATTTCAACACCTGGCTTAGCCTTGTATTTGATTACACCATTATAACGAGTCCATTCCTCTGCAAAATCTTCCTCAGTCATATCATCAGGAATTGCATCTTCCGGCAATAACAAAACACCCTTAGCCGATGCACCCATAATAAAGTCAATCATGATAATCATTCGGTTTATGTATTTTTGCTGATCAATAATATCCTCAACAAAACCCCAAACCTTACCATCCACCATAGGATACAAAGCCATAACATACGGATGCTCTTTGTGCGAGAAAGGAGTTTCACCCTCATACAAACACTGTCCGTAAGGAGTCAGATACTTCACATACCAAAAACGATCAAAACGATTATCGAACTCAATCAAAGGAGCTTCATCTTCCGGCATACCTGCCTCAACCACCTTGGCAACTCTTTGCCGATTCATCAAAGCGATATCAGCTTTCAACTTTGCCAATTCCTTTTTGGTACCAGAGTGAACTTCATAACTGGCATCTAACCAATCATGACTATAAACACGCCACTCTCCGCGAAGTTCCCAAGCCTCAATAACTCGACATTTTTGCGGATCCAAATCAGAAAGAAACGAAAGACCATCAAGCCTGTTGCTATCCAATCCCCGGCTATGCACTACCGATACACTATCAACATGACCATACCAACCACGAATCTTTTTTTCTTCATCTTTCGATCTGGCAAAAGCACTCACCAAATCATCCATATCAATATCAAGCACACAACCCATCAAATTCAAGTCAGTCAATCTCGGATCCTCCACATTTGTATTGAAGAAAACACGATTCATATTTACATTCTCATAGTAAACATCTTCAATCTTTCTGCTTCTCCAATATCGGTAGTTAATCTTACCAACCGCACCGCCCGATATCAAAAACTCCTCGTATGCTCTTACATCAAGCTCAGGAATCTCATTAATCTGGTGAACAGCTTGCAAGGCATTAGTCATCATTTCCGATGCACTTGCATCATCCCTGTCACGAGCCACAACAATTGGCTTGGTCTTATTACTTCTGTATTGGCCTAACAAATTTCTAACCAAGTTGCGAATCTGGTTATTTTTCAATGGAGTTTTACCTTGTCGAACAATCAACTCCATTTCTGTGATATATTCACCAGGATTATCAGGATCCTCAACTTTATCACTCCACTGATCACCGGAGTAGAACTTCCGTGCCCGTTCTCTACGCCTCCTAAAATCATCCAACGCATTGTAATACTGACCGCACAAAGTCAACAAACGCAAGTTATCTGCACTATCCTGATTTTCTTCTTCGGCAACAACCTTAACTTCAGGCCTCTTAATACCCAAATTCGTATTGTTGTATTTCTTAAAGTTTACTTTACTTAAATCTCTTTGCATAACACATTAAATTTTACCATTTACCAACAGACAACCGAAAACCGACAACCGATAACTAATCACCACGACTCACTGCCTCAACAGCATCTTTCATTAGCTTATTTTTCAGTCCGGTTAATTCGGAAATTGTTTCTTTATCTTCGATGTTCTTCATGCGATCATTAAGACGATTGATCTGCTTTTGATATTGTCCGAAGGTTTTAACTCGTCTTAATTGCTCTGTATCTCCAATCATCTTGAAAAGCTTATCTAGTTCACCACTGTTACGATATTGCTTATAGTAGTAATCATACTGGTCAAATTCATCTTTAAGCTTGAAGTAATCCTCATAAACACCTTTTTTGTATGATGATTGATACAATCTGCGGAATACAGGAACATTACTGGTCTTAATTTCTTCCTCACTATCAAGTACCGAGTTTGCAGTCTTAACAACATTATTGAAAAATTTACCTCTACCACCTGCAAAGTATTCCAGGTAATGTTCAGCTTTCGATGGATTCCAATCGAACAACCAATTTTTAGCAGGATTATTTACCAACTCACCATCTTTCAACTCAACTCCTGCAGGTCTCAAATGATCTCCACCGCCTACTTCATTCAGCCATTCAGCCAAATCAGTAAGGAAACCATTGGTAGATCTCAAACCCATTTGGCTTTCAGGTTTTCGACCTTCCATATTTTTCGAGAATGCTTCTTTAAATACCGGACCACCATAGAAATTTTCATTAACCTTAACATCGAAGATTGGAACCAGTACGGTAGGAACCGCAGGTCTCCAACTTAATTCACCTTTCTTATTGGTAATACTTGATGTGTTGATAGGAGAAAGCGCATCGGCGAAATTTCCCATTGCTGCATAAAACCCATCAGTAGCCGATTTTCTATCGTTCAATATCTCATTGGCAATAACACCAAGACCTGAGAATGATCTAAAGAAGTGAGGCATCGGAATAGTAACAAACTTATTTTCACTTCCCCAAAAATTAGGCAATACCAAATTGTTATACTTCTGGTAATCGCTTAACTGATCGTAGTAGTATTCTCCATCTTCATCCTGTCCTCCAAAGGCTCTGGCAATGGCAGAACTCAAAGCACCCAATACAGCAAAGCCAGTACTAACCGCTAGCATCTTGCCCTTATGACGCTTCGCCATTGATAAGGCATTCTGCGAACCCTGAACAGTAGCATTAAAGAATGCAAACAAGGAACCAAGCAAGGAGGTCAATTTTCCTTTGCGGTTGAAGTTTACTGTTATTTCTTTTGCCTGATATGCTGCCTCTTTAGAACTCTTACCCTGCTGAATAGCAGCCAGATAAGTAGAGAATCGGGCCATATTTTCCGACTGTAAAGCCATGTATTCCAATAACTTACCACTACCTTTAATTAATCGGCCTTGAGTCATTTGATCCCATTTGGAATTCGTACCGTATAATCGTTTCAAATCCTTCTCGATTCCTTTCTTCAAATCCTTGATGTCGTACAAATGAACAAATCCAGTCTCTCCACCGCCAATCATAAATTGATGATAGAGTTTATCAATCTCACTATTCATATCAGCCGTACCACGCAAATGACGATCAATTGCGCCCATGGCAACAGGAAGATTTTTAGCAAACAGAGCAGCACTTTTCGAACCGTGCTTAATCAAATGAGCAGGAATCGAATAACCCATATCTCGAATAAAGTTGATCGGGATAAATGCAGGATTCTTACTGGTAAAGTTCTGAGCTAACCAATGTGTCGCCTGTCCGATTGTAGACTGAGCCAACTGAGTAGCTGCCTTGGTAGTTTCTTTTATATTGGTTTTATTGACTGCATTGGCAACATTAGGATCAGTGAAATTACCGACCATTTTTGTACCATTAAAGAAAGCCTCTACTTCGTGTTCACTTGCCAATGGCCTTGCTACTCTGCGCTGATCTTTATTTTTCATCACAACATCAGCCTCACCATTGGCCCACTTTTCCTGATCTGGCTTTTCAAGCGTTTCCTCCCAAACCTCATTTCCATCGGCATCCTCGCCAACTTTAACCAGGTACACCTTTTTCAAGTTGAACAAATCAGCTCTGTTCTGATTATTTTTAACCATCCTGAGTGCATTCTGCTTGATTCGGTTTTTGTTACCTGCAGCAATAGCCGTATGTGCCATACTTGCCATATATGCTAGCGGATCATCGGCCTCGCTTTCTCTACCTTCGGCTTTCTTTACCAAATTATAAGCTCCTCCGGTAGAGTTGTTCTGATAATCAAACATTGCATCCATATCCTCAGAACCTTTCCAACCACGTAACGGAACATAGAAATCAAACATTTCCTGATAAGATTGATACTGATCTTTACTCAAGAAGCCATCCTTAAACCATCGTTCAGTTGTGAATGATGTATTTCGTTTTATCTGGCTCCAAAGTTCGTTAATCTCACTTTCCGGAATATCTTTTTCAAACTGATCGATTGCCTCTTGTGCCTCCTGATCAGTCATACCCGAATACTTTTCATCGGCTTGCATGTGTTGTTCAAACACATCTTTCACTTTCTGATCGTATTTCTCATTCGCATCGCTCAGGTTAGCTTCAGCAATATCAACTTCTTCACCAGCTCCATATTCTTCTAAGGCTTTATTGTACTGCTTTTTCAAATTGCGAACATTTTTCGCCAAAGAAACAACACTCGGATCAGACATTGTTTTCTTCATGCGAATGTGCGCATTTCTTTCCGGTGCATGCTTGGCTTTCATATATGCCTGAATCTGTTCAGGATTGGCATAATCCATCAGCTTAGACACAGCCTTTTGTAATGGCTCAAAGAACTTGGTCGTATAATCATCAATCTGTGCCTTACTTTTCGAACTAGATAAATTTTCCTCTACATAAGGATTCGAGAAATCGTCTACATTTCCACCGCCTTCAATCACTTTCTCCTGAATATTCCTGACCGATAACATTTGATCCTGGAAGTTCTCTCTTGCCTGTTCACCCTTCGAGTTGATCATCTTTCCCGACTGATTTTTACTTTTAAGCTTAAATCGAACATCAGAATCATCAACAAAAAGCTCACCCTTGCTATTTCGTTCACCTTTTAGTAACTTTGCTACAGGAATAGAATTAGATTCAGTAGTGGAGTACTGGTAAGTGTCAGCTTTTTGCTGATAACCCGGATTCGGAGCCATGTCTGTTGGCCGTGCTGCTTCTAATTCTATTTTTTGTACTTCATGAGTGTAGTATTTCTTACCATCATTTCTAACATCCTTAATTGTAATCTTAACCCGTTTTAATTCGCCATTGTGTCTAATCGGCACATAAAATCTATGTATGGCATTCAGGTTAAAATCTTTTTCAGCCTTTTGTCCTTCATGGCTCTCTGCCAGTACCGATTCCTTTATTAATTCAGGAATAGACTTTACCAAATCAATATGGCTTTGATTATTTTCGCTTTTCGATATCGCTTTTCCGCTAAATACCTTCATTAAGCTTTTTCTGCCAACTCTAATCTCAAACCCACTATCAGCATTAACATAGCTATTCCCTTGCAAATTCTCTCTTGCCCAATCCTTAGCTTCCTGAATTGTTTTAAAAGAATCAGCAACAACATCTACAATAGCAACATTCGGTTTCGATAATAATTCTATTTTACCTGGAGTTTTTAAAGATAATCGTGGCTCATTATAAACACTCATATCATCCAAAAAATCATTGGCATTTGTGTAATCATTAGGGTTTGGTTCCGCTTTTAATCGCTCCTTACTTTCCGCTAACAATTTGCGAATCTCCGAATCAGAATAAGAAAGCTTGTAAACCTTACGAATCAATTCGCGAATCTTAGCAATCACTTTATCCAATAGTGTAGGCGACTGATCCAACTCAGCCATTTCAGCAATGTATTCCTCGGCTATCTCGTAATAATCATTACCATACGTTTCTGCCAATCTATCAATATCAGATTGGTTCATACCCTTGTAAACCAAATCAAGCACTTCACCAAACCGATCACCAAGAGCAACCCTCAAACCTCTGTGAGCAACAACCTCATGCAATACCACTCGTCTGGCCTCAGCTCCATCCATAATATTCGAACCAATAATATAAGACGTTTTGCTTTGCGGATCGAACACACCTTGTACACGCCCTTCCAAATCAAGCTTGGCAATCTTGTTCTGTATGTACTGTGGCAATCCTGCCTCAGTTGATACGGCAACAATCTTGGAATTCAATTCCTTCGCCAACTCGTTAACGGTTTCCGAAATCTCCTTGTCATGCCTTCTGATTTCTGACTGAACTGCATTCAAGTAATCAATCGGATGCTTATAGTCACTCGGAAGGATCTTATTACTCTGCTTGAATTTCAAATCAGTATTTGCAGCAACATCACTTCTAAACTTGTCAGCATCTTCACCAGTCTTAAATAAGAAACCTTTTGCAAATCGACTATAAAAACCATTGTTGTTATTGGCTATCGATTTGGTTGCTTGATAAGTATCTTTCTCAACTCTACCATTGAATTTGACAAGCTTTAATTCTTCTTTTGTCTTGGTATTGGTGTAATCCTGAGCAGGAGCAAGGAGTTCGCTATTTGTTTCCTCAACTGGAACCGCTTGCTCTTGAACTTTTTTCACTTGCGTTGGAATCGATTTAGTTCTTTCTGGCAATGACAAATACTCAATCTGATCAAACAACTCTCCGATATTATCGATTCTATCTAATTCGATTCGTCTTGTTGGTTGAACATCGATAGGATTCGATGCCTTATCAATCACAATCACCTTAGTACCAACTTTGGTTCCTGCTCTCTCAAATGTTACTTGTGGAAGAACAACCTCAGCAATAAGATGTGCATCAGAATTATTCGGCTTGCCTTTATCGTTCTCGCCATAAAGAAACTTCTCTAATCTCTTTTGCATTGATGGTCCATTAGGAACAATCGCCACAACTCTACCACCTTCGCGTAAATGATTGAATGCTTTCTCCACATGTTCCATTGCTGTTTTACCAGACGAACCAAATGGAGGATTCATAGCAATACCATCAAATTTATTAATGACATTGAAGTCCTCAAATTGCTGTTGCTTAATCGTTCCGCTTGCATTAATGGAAAGCTGAGAACTTAAAGTGTAACTAGGTTCTACAAAAATATTCTTTGTATCTCCCGGGAAGAATCTTGCAATTGCTCCATGTCCGGCACTTGGTTCAAGTGCCGATTCGTTTGGCTGCAATCCTAACCACTCAACCACCTTCAAACCTACCGGTTCAGGAGTGGCAAAATAGTCAGTCCCTTCTCTAGACTTGTTCTTGGCAGTTTTCTTGCCTCTGGCAAAATAGTAAGTTTTAGCCTGATCAAATTCAGACGTTTCCAATACTTGAGTATCGAATTCCTTACCGCCTTTGCCTTGTTCTTTGTTCGGTGCATCATCAATTGCATTCTGATAACCTTCTTTAAATGCAGTCTCCAAATCTCTCGCTCTGTTACCCATTGCAAGGTTTTCGGCTGTCTTGGCTCTGGTTGCAACCTTTTCAGCAAAAGCATGCTTTTCAAAATCGGTATGCAATACAGGATATTCAAATATCGCATCACTCTCTGAACCCAATCGGTAAATTCTACCTTCGGTCTGAATAGCATCAGTCGGTGCAGTTGGTAATCCAAGATCAATTAAAACCCTCTGCGTATTTCCTTCGATATCATGCAAAGAAATTCCTTCCTTACCTGCCTTGCGTTGAACAATCATGATATCAATGCCCGACTTCGGATCGTTAAACTCCTTAATGTAGTTGAATCGTTTCTTTTTCGATATCGTACCGTTGAATTCCCTTGCCTGTTCTCCAAATTGCTCAACTATCGCACTTCTCGGATTTACCAATTCACCCAAGTCCATGTTTACCAGTTCAGGATATTCCGACTCAAACATATCAATCTCTGCCTGTAAAGAGGTAGCCAATGCAGGATCTCCTACCATTTCCATCGGGCTAAGCATCTTATCATTTTCGATATTAAAACGGAATGGATGCGATGGAAGCGAATTGTTGTAACCATGGAACAAAACAATCTTTCTACCTAAATCTAAATGCTCCTGAATACGATCAGAGATCTTACCTGCTTTAATCGATTCAATAAGCTGATTCATGTATAAGTAATTCCATTTCTTATTAACCTTTTCGGTCAATAATTTATACTTATTCCTAAATGCTTTATTATCCCAATTTCGGAACAACAGTATTCCTTCATTAATCTGATTGCTCAATTCAGAATCAAGCAGAACAAATTCCCTCGAATAGTCAGCATCAACAACCAATTGACGACCCGTAACTACTCCTTCCTTAACCAATTTCTCAAAGAAGTTTCTTTCAAGCAAACTCTGATCAACATCACTTTCCGGAACGGTTACTTTATTGTATCTCATTCGATACCCAAAGTTTTCAGTTAGCATTTTTTCGAATCCAACTGGTTCGTTATAGGCTGCGTATGAATCACCTTTTAGTTCTAAACTCTCACTGATATCAAATAGGGTACCATCACCATAAATCAGGTTTTTATGGTAGGCAAAAGGCGAAGCGGATAAAAACAATACTTTAGTTCTGTCATGCAACTCATTCACTCGCTCATTGTACTTTTTCTGCCAAATCTTATGTTTTTTCTCCCACTTGGCACGGTCTTTCTCGTACTTATCAAGCTCTTTCTTGTATTTGTCTTTCTGTTGTTGAGTGGCCCAATTTCCAGGATCTTTAGGATCATTAGGCTTGATAGGCTCTGGTAATTCTTCCTTAACACGCAACCTTAAAGCACTTGGAAGATTAGAAACAGACCTATGCGCTTTCAAGTAGGCAGTTGCTTTACCTTGTTCATTCTGATTCAGATAATGGGATTCGTCATAAATAACCAAATCGAAATCACATTGCTGTAATGCTTCGTTTTGATAGAAATTTGCATAAGTGGTAACCACCTGATTTTCTCCTGCTGTCTTGGTATCCTTTAGCTGAGTAATATCCAATTCAAGATACGATCCATCATTAATCCAATCCTTTGCTTTGGCATCAGTAGGAACAATAAAAAGAATATTTTTCTTGCCCTGCAAAACAAATCGCTTGGCAATTCCAAGACCTGTGAAGGTTTTACCCGTACCAGTTCCATTGGTGAACAGTTTCCCTTTACCAGTATTCTCACCAGTAAAGAATCTTTGCTCAGCTCTTAAAACATCGCCTTGTTGTTCGGGATATAATTGGGGTAGGGTAGCAGCAATATTATCAAGCTGCCCAAGTTTTACGCTCTTCGACTTGCTATCATCAATTCCAGATCTTTCAGGGATTGAACTGTCTTTAATGTTTCCTCCCTCGATAACCTCAGATCCTTCTGTGCTAGCAATGCTGTTTCCTCTGGCGTCAACACCTCTGGTAACTGATTCCTCAGCTGTGGTTGATTCGTTTGAGTTATGTAGTTGCTTATCGCTTGATTCTCCAGGTAAAGAGGAAAATAAATCGAGACTGCTCTGCCCACTTTCGGCATTTTGGTTTTCTCCTCGATCACTCTTCTTACTTCCGCTTCCAGTTTTTCCACTTCTTCCTCGTTCTCCTGAAACATCTTTTGAGTTGTTAGATACTTCATTTCCTGAGTTTCCGCTATCTTGTTCGCTATTTCCTGACTTATTAGATACATCTTGCTTATTTTTCTCTAAGTTATCACTTTTTTTCTTATCGTCAACAACTTCCTTTTTTACCGATGATAACTCGGCAACAGGCTTACGCTTAGTTCCGATAGTCTTTTCTGATTGTTTCAGCCACTTCCTGAACTCATCGATATTCATTTCAGATAAAGCACCTAAACCAGTCCAACCCTCAGTATAATTGGCAAGGTAATTCGATCTTGCTTGATCGGCATTGTTAAACCCTAGCATGACTTTATGCTCGTCAAAACTTCCATCTTCATTAACCTGATCAACGATGAATACCTTTTCCGATTGTGGATTTTCACCAATGAACACATCTACATGATCACCATCTTTACCTTTAGTGCGCTTGAAGTAACCATAGTGGTTATTCATTTCGATTTCCCACGATTGGCCGTTAGGATCTACGCCTGATCGTTTTCCTCCTTTCGGGTTCTCGATAGCAATATCTAAACCTTGAACAGTAACATGGCCCTTCTTGTAGTTTCCTGCCTCTTTCTGTTTTTCGGTTGGATTCTGTTCTACTTCTTTGGCTGCATTTTCAATTTCCTTGGCTTTTTCAAATGAATGAGCTGAGACTGTATCGTAAGAATCCATTTCTTTTGCAAGATCTTCCATACCCGGCAAATCTCTTGCACCATTATAGAACGATTTCAAGTAAGGCTCAATTGCCTCACCCAAATCACTCACCATATTTTTAGAGAAGTCAGCAAATTTCCTCGCTCCGGATTCAATGTGATACATCGCCATTTGAGTACCGATAGAAAGCAACTCAGGATCGAAACCAGAATTTAAGTTATTCAGTTTCGACTTCATTCGTTCTCTCAGCTTAGTATACTGATCATTGGAGATTAGCTTATTATTCTCACCGTATTTTTTGGACTCTTTCTGGCCTTTTGAAACCTCAGTATTTTCGGACTGTTTACTATTTTTAGTAAGCTTTTTGGTCTTTTTCTGGCCCTTTTCTGGCCCTTTACCATTTTTAGTAAGGTTTTCTTCTGATTCAGGTTGATATACATAACCTTCTGGAAGAGCAATAAATCTGGAAATCGATGTATTTTTATCTTCTTCATATCCATGATCCAACCTCCTTGCTTGACCAACACTATTTGAAGGAGAAACCTTTGTAACCTCATACGGTACACCTGTGAACATATCATAGATCATATCTCCTTTTTTAAAGAGATCCAATCTTTTTACATCATACTTATCACTAAATACATTTGATCTTTGATAAGAATCAATAGGGCCTAATCCTTTGTCTCCTTCTGGATTATATATAGGCAAGCCATTCACATAAGTCTCAATCGGAATGTGAGGGTTTAGATTTTCAGGAATATTATCAGGATTATCGATATTAGAAGACTCAGTAATCTCCTCAAGCGGATTTACTTCTTCTGCTCCTGATTCGCTTGATTCTTCTTGCGGATCTCGCTTAATTTCGCTTTCGCTAACAGCCTCTTGGCTTCCTTCACCATTTGTTTCTTCTGATCTGTCTTGTTCATTTAAGTATGATTTTATCAGGTTGATATCATCAGGAGTAAGAACCTCCGCAAATCCATCAACATTAGTAGCATTAAATCCATTTTCCAACCATTCTTGTAGATACTCATCCGATATATTTTCGGCAGCGGCTTGTTCCTGGTCTGATAATTCGGTACCAATAATCCTATCGGCTTCATTCAAAGTTAATTTATTACCAGTAATATCTTCATATTTCTGAGCAATTTCATCGGTAAGAGTGTTCGCCTTTATTGATCTTGGACCGTTAGGGAACTTCTTCATAAACTCAATGATATTATCTTCTGTAATTTCAACGCCTGCAGTAGTTGATATTTCTTGAGCTGCATCATCAATTTGCTGACCATCTTGAGCGAAGTAATTCAATTGTATTTGTTTAGCACCTTCCAAGTGGTTCAAATCTCCAAATCTTTCAAAACCATCTTTGCGAATACGGCCTAGATGCTCTCGAATCATTTCTTCCTCATAAGTTAGTTCAGGAATCTTGGCTTGTTCTTCCAGGTATGCAAGAGCTAATTCCGTAGGATTCTGACTTGTTTCCAATACAGCCTGATTAACCTGATCAGGATTCATACCATCCGAAAGTTCTGCCATTGGTAAACTCTGATTGAGTTGGTTAAGTCTATCCTGAATCAACTCACTCATAGCATCGTCGTTCTCGACTTTGATACCGTTCAATTGTTTTGGACTTTTAACAAATTGAAGGAAACCTTCTAATTCCTCTCTATCCACCTGATCCTTACCAATGGAATAAGAAGACTCCTTAACCGGAAACTTACTACTAACTAAATTACTCAGCTCATCATCATTCTGAATTGCCAACCCACTAATATCTTCTATATTCTCAGCAGCACGAATTAAACCTTTTGCCTGACCTCGGGAAATTGGTTCGCCATTCATTAAATAGGTTGGTTCCGTACTCTCCTGAACTTCCACTTGCTTCGGCTTGCCACTTACTCGATATTCATCTTCTGTCAATACATCGCCCGAATCTTTCATGTCAACCTGCCAATCTGCTTTAGGAAATCGCTTTTCCAAATCCTTACGAACCTTTTCCGCTTCTTGTTGAGTAGAATAAACCTGATCTAATTCGATACCACCATCCTCCGATTCATTAACAGGAATCTCAGATTTATTCACTGTAATCTTTCTTCGATCATCCTGAACCTGTTCAGCTTGCTCAGTCGCTTCTTCATTAACTGGTGCTTGCTCCACTCTTTGTAGAGTTGGAACATCAGCAGCAGGAACTTGAATAGATCCGTTTTCTGTTTCCAGGACTAACGAACCATCCTCAGCAATATCACTCACCACTCCAACCTGATCACCATATTGAAAAGTCTCATCGAACTGTGGTAATTGATCTCCGGCTAACTCAACCGGTTCTTGTTCGTTCCCTGAGAACTCCTGATCAATCTGAGAATTCTTACCATTCAGATAATCATCAGCGTTCATTACATTGCCGATCTCGATATCATTAACCGAAACTGATCTGCGATTCTCACCGTTTGCATCCGAAACAATCAACATACCATCACCATCATCTAAATCACCATTGATAACAAATACATTGCTTCCATCCTTATCCAATCCACCTACCAAATTTCCACTTGGATGAGTAACGGCCTTAATCTTTTTTTGCGCTTTTTTCTTTTGAACACTATTAATTACCTTACTGGAAACATTGACAGGAGTTGAAACGGCTGAACCTGCACCAACGCCTATAAGAAATGCATCCATTGTTCCATCCATCACGTTACGTTCTGAATCTACTCCTGTATATTTATCAGTTAAGTTTTGAGAAAATTGAGTGGCACTCTCCTCAATCCCTTCGTGAATAGCAGTAGTGATTGGGTGTAATTTTTGAAGTCTACTCTCTACTGTTTTTATAAATCCATTTTTAGTAACCTTTTCAAAATTTTCCTTTCCAATCTTTTCAAGTAAATCCTTACTGAATGAACCTAGTTTAACAGTACCCATTTGTTCAAATGCACCCTCAGCCAAACCAGTCAATAGGGAATTGTAAGTCTTAGTAAATTCACTCAGATTCTTCGATTCATCCTCCTCGCTTAATTCGTCAAGCTCATTCTTCTTTAAACTACCTGAATAGGCTGTCATTGGTGCAATCATATTTACCTCTGCTGCACCTCCTGCCATTAATCCAACCATCAACGGCAATGTTTCAGCAACAGATAACGTCAAAACTTTTCCAGCATTAACAAAATCTTTGTTTCCTATATACTCGGTGATACTTTTATCATATTGCTTAGTTGATTCGTTATTGATTTCAGTAAGTTTATTGTAATATGAAGACAATCCCGCAGGGTCTTTTAGCCATTCGGGTGAAGATGCAGCTAATCCAGGTAAATTAAATTTCTCAGCAACATAGTTTTGAGGCATAGCAAATACGTCATAAACAAACGAAGGCATTCTGGCCATACCTTCACCCAAAGATGAACTTCCTGCTTTTAATTTATCGTAAACCTGCTTCCCAAAACTAGTATTTTCTTTAGGCTTATCTTCCCCTGAATTTTTGTCTGACTCTAAGTCTTTCATGTAACTATCATATGCTTGTATAGCCGGATCAGGTTGCCTATCAGCATTTATATAAGGACTAAATATCTGATTTAGTTTTTCTGAATCGTATTTCTTTTCTGTCATACCTAGTCATTAAAATAATTGATCAGTAAGATTTTGAATGTCCGTTTCTGGCATTCCTACTCTCTTTAAATACCCCTCAATAACTAACCTTTTTTGAGCTAGAGGAACACGGGTTTCATCTGTCTGCATAATCGATTCGATTTTCTTCATGTCGATATCATATGTAGGAGCCTTTTGAGACACTTGGCCATCTTTAGAGGTATAATATTTGTCATGATAATCGGCTACCAGAATATTAAGAGCATTCTTAGCATTCTCATCACCCATCGCCAAGGAAAGAACATCGATCTTTTTACTCAGATCTTCATCATTCTTGATTTTGGTAACGATATCCCAATACACACCTTGTGGCAATTTGGTAAGTTTCCCATCGGAACCCATAACTTCTAATCGATCATCCTTACCTTTAGACTTATTCATATTAGCAAAGAACCTCGACCACTGATCTTGCCTGCGTTGCTGATTCAAGTCGAATGTCAAACCACGTTGTTTAAGCGATTCAGAAGTTGCAAACTCACGCTGAAATTGTGCCATATCCCTCTGATTCTTGATCTGCTTATCCATCCGCTTATCTGCATTTCGTTGAGACTTGTCGAATCGTTCATCTGACAAAGCATAGGTTAACGCCGTTCGTTTATCTTCTCTATTAGTTGCAATCTGACGAATCTTATTTTGCAACTCCACCATCTTGTATTGCTCCTTATCGTTATGGTACTTATCACGCATCTTGTCAAGTTCATCCAAAGTCTTAGCGATATATGGATTGTCAGATCTTTTCTGAATGATTGCACCTTTCGAAGCTCCAACCCCTTCGGCAAGCAATTTGAAAGCATCACCCAAAGCCTGATATTTAGCTCTGGTTTGTAATCGCTTTTCCTTATCCTTATCGTAAGCAGGGGCCATACCTTCCATCAATCCTGCAAATGGCTTATCACTACCAATAAGATCCATAAACTTTTGATATCGTTCCTCGGTAGTTGATAGAGGCTTATTTTCTTCTTCCTTGAATTCAGGTGCTTTTACATCGGTCTTGTTTCTCCAATTGCCAGTATTGGCATCGTTTTTTTCAGGAAGAACAGCAGGAATCGATTGAGTACCACCAACTGTAACACCTTCCGATTGAGTCCGATTATTCGGATCAACAATAGGCCTTTCTGGTTTTTCAGTTTTTCCCTGTAATTCAGTATTTTTCCCACTAACAGGAAAAACAGGAACATTCCTATCGGTAGTTTTTCTAATTCTTTCTTCTTCTACTTTCGGCCTATTGTCACCATTTTTCCCACTAACAGGAAAAACAGGAACATTCCTATCGGTAGTTTTTCTAATTCTTTCTTCTTCTACTTTCGGCCTATTGTCACCATTCTCAAAGAAATCATCGAATGAAAAATCAGCCTGCACTGCTTGTTTCTCTGTCATTACGCACCTCCCAACATGTTTAAACTGCTCGAAACACCCTTCATCGCATTCGATGCGAAATTGCCCCAACTATTAGCAACCTGCGATTGCATGTTGTTTATTTGGGTATCATACCCCATTTTTCTATTCATGTAGCCATTCTTAATATTCTGCTTGTATTGAGTAGCGTAACCACCCAATTTATTGACCGAATCAGAAAATACATTCTGATTTTTTTCCTTAACCGCTATAGTCGCTTCGGGTGTCGATCCGGTTACTACGGCTGTATTATCAGCCTTTTTATTATCCTTGTCAAGTCGATCATTCAAAGTTTTAATAACCGATCTTGCTTGTTCAGAATCAAAAAAATCCTTGTAATAATCAGAATTGAACATCTGTTTATTATCTTCAGCCTGCCTTTGAATCATACGATTTAACCTCTTTTGCGCCTGACCTTGTTTTATCATTCCGAAAATAGTACCAGCTGCACTAACACCTGCTCCAATTGCTCCTGCCGACATATCTGTTTGTTTTATGTGTTTTATTCAAAAATACCTAACAGTCAGAGCAAGGAGGCGTTATAATAAACGGAAAACCGTTTAAAATAAACAGAAAACAGAGCATCTACATTCTACCTTTGAAATATGGCAGGAAAACAGAAATATACGCCCGAAGAGATTTCGAATGTTCTCAGAATAATGGATGAGAATAACGGTAGCGTTATGGCTGCTCATCGAAAGACAGGAATAAGTAGGGCCACATTAACAAGATGGAAGGAAAAACACTATCAGGGCATAGCTATTCGAGCAAACAAAAGAGTAGAGGAGAAAATCACTAAAACATACGAGAATATACATGAAGCGGTACTGATAGAAGAAGGAAAGCTTGAAAAAAGAGCAATCAAGGCAAAGGAGGCCATCATTAATCGCATCATAGAATTAGTGCCAAACGAAAAGAATATCGATCGCTTAAGCAATGCCCTCAAAACTATGCACACCATTGCCACTGGTGAAGATCCTGACAAACCCAAAGGAGGCGGTAATACCTTAAACATATATCAAGAAGTCCAACAATTATTAATACAGCAGAATGGAAACAGCAAGGATTGATCTAAAAGGGATCCAAAATAATGCACCTCTCGATCAGATCGAAGATGGAGCAAGCAATGAGATTATCAATCTCCGACATAAGAATGGAGCGTGGAGACCAGTAGGGAAGAAGAAGGAACTATTTGCGCTTACCAAGAATTACGAAGATATTTTCGTCCATCAAACTCCATCAGGACAAAAGAACTATATTGGTAAAGTTGGAATCGATCTTTTTCGATTCAAAGAAAATGGATCTACAACATTGCTCTATACACTTCCTTCCGATTATGTAGGAATGAAGCATATAGGTAACATCTTATTGGTGATTCACAAAGAAGGCATTGCAAAAATCCTTTACTCTCCTGATACCGATTCTTATGGTGAACCGCTTGAACGATTCCCTAATCATCCAAGATATGAGGTTACAACAGAATATTGGAAACAGCAGGAAGAAGCAATAGAGGTTGAGAGGGAAGTGTCAGATCAAGAAATTATTGAGGATCATATGAAAACTCATGTTCCAGGCAACTACTATGCAAAGTTAGCTGATCTGAAAGATGACAAGTATTATGAAGGATATTGCGCTGTAAGGTTTGCGTATCGTTTGTATGATGAAACTTTAGTGGTTCCCACCATACCTAAACTCAGGTTTATTGGCAACAAACTAGATATTTCACACTACTTCTCAAATTATGGCGCAGATAAGTACATCATTAAATTCGACAAGATAACAGTTGGAAATATTAAGTATGAAATCGGCACATTACCTAACGAACTTAATAACTGGAAGGATATCATTAAATCAATTTGCATATTTATAACTCGACCAGTCAGCTATTACGATTTTAGCGATATCGATATCGACTTTAATAATCGAGCAAATGATTTAACATGGACTGACAACGACGATAAAGAATTTTTGAAGGATTACAAGAGAGATATCACAAAAGAAGATCTAATTTCTAAGAATCCTTACTATCTGGTTGACGAGATCGATATTGAAAAAGCAAGTAACCATTCGGATGGGATCTACATAGAGCATAACATCGAATCTAACGAAACACTTCCTGTAAATTCAACACACCACACTACTATAGGAAATTCATCATTAGTCTATAATTCAAGGCTAATGGTAGGCGACACGCAATCAATTTTATTCGAAGGGTTCAACATGTCTCATTTTCTCTCTAAGAGAGATACGTTAAATAACATAACCATCTATGTTGAAACAGAACTATCAGATGTAAATGGCGATTATTTAGTTCGAAGCGAAGTGTCAGGAAATTTCAATCACACGCAATTTGAGTTTGAAGATATAATCGGATATCCAGACTCACGAGCAAAGCGAATGAGATTGATGTATAAAGACACATCCGGCATTATTCGAAAAATAAGAGATCTTTCCGCACTTAAAAACGGAAATTTTAACTTCTCTTGCACACTTCCCAATTCAATTGAGTTAGACACTGCAATCACAGTAAAATTATTAGGCGATAACAATAGAAATATCACCATAACAACCTATTTGGGTGTTCATAGCCATGCAAATCAAAATGGCTCTATTAGCTTACGATCAGTAAAAAACAAAACAACAAACACACAAATCATTCGCGTTTCAGAATTAAACAATCCCTTCATATTTCCAGCAACTCAAACCTACACAATCGGTAGCGATAAAGTCCTGACAATGGCAGTCAACACCCTTCCAATTTCACAAGGTCAATTTGGTGAGCATCCGGTTATTGTGCTTTGTACTGATGGAATCTATGTATTATCCCAAGGAAATAGTGAGGTGTTATTTGCTGCAGTTCATCCAGTCAATAGAGATGTATGTAACAATCCTGACAATGTGATCGGTTTAGAGTATGGGATTCTCTACAGTACTAAAGATGGATTGAATATATTGAACGGAACTGAATCAACTCTGATCAATGAAGTTCTCAATGGAGATCAACACAATTTTTTAGCAGGAGATCCAAACTATGAATTATTCACGGATCATGAAATTTTATATAACCTTCTATATGTTCTGAATGAATCAGTAGATTTCACAACTTATCTGCTAGGCGCAAAGGTTGGGTACAATCAAAATAAGGACGAAAAAGAGCTGATAATATCTAACACAAATTACAATTACTCATTTGTCTACTCTATGAAGTCAGGCCAATTTCATAAGATTTTGGAGGTTTTCGACTATTTTGTGAACGATTACCCCGATATGCTTGGCATATTTGAGAACAATCTGTACATTTTATCGAAAGAAACAAAGGAGAACGTCTCAATTCACGTTCACACCCAACCAATCAAGATAATTGGCAGAAATTTTAAGACAATCACAAGGGCAAGCTTGAAGGCTCACATAAAATGCATAGACATTGCACACAAATGCGGACTATATGTGTACATATCTAACGACCTAATTAATTGGGAGTTAATCGAGGGTGTTCAGCCAAGTGTACTATACAATCACATTTTACAGCGCATTTCCTGTTCATCATTGTACATTTGTGTACACTTTGGAGCGATTTGTACACCTGATTCCTATATTAATAGTATTGATCTATCTTATAAGGTTAAGTATGCCAATAAATTAAGATAGTGTTCATCATTAGTGTACATGTGTACACTCATTGTACATTGAAAGACTCATAGGTGTGAGTCTTTCTTATTTTACTTCGAATCCTGATTTAAGTAATCAATTACCTTCCTATTCGCCTGATCAACCTTCTTTAAATCGAAATTGATATAGATATCAGTTGTTGTATTTCCTCCATGGCCCAAACCTGCTGCGATAATTTCCTTTGGAATATCCAACTCACTAGCAATTGTAGCCCAGGAGTGACGAGCATGATACATTGTCAATCTATCTATTTTCAAATCATCACCGATAGTTTTCAGATGGTGATTCAATTGCTGATTGTAAATTCTACTGTTTTTATACCGTTCTGGATATACAAGTAAATGTTCTTTACCTGCATACTTCTTCATGATCTTTTTGGCTTCCTTGTAAATTAAAATAGAATAAGGCTTATCTGTCTTATCTCTATTATAATACATTCGATCACCCATGATTGAAGTGTAATCAATATGATATACATCTGAGTTGTTCATTCCAATCAAATAAAATGAAAGCATGAACGCATCGCGAACCAATTCAACTGCATAGTTATCAGTTTTATAATCTCGAATTGCTCTGATCAGCTCAACAGTCAGGTTCTTTTTTCTTGGATTTGTTTTAGGGAATTCATATTTCCGGAAAGGATATAATTCTTGCCCGACAATCTCATCAACATCGATAGCACGATTGAACACAGCTCTGATATTTCTAAGATCCATCGATACAGTTGTTGGTTGCCGGCCATTAATAAGTAATTTCCTTTCAAAACTTTTCAGCCATTTCTTATTGACATCCTCAAAATACAGAACTTCACCAGAAACAAATTCATTTACTTTCAGGAGAGTACTATTATATATGTTCTTCGTATTTTCATTAGTAATCTCACCGACATATTTCTCAAAGTAATTGGTAAAAGAATCATCCGAAAAGCTTTCGTTACCTTCCTTCTCGACTAGTTTCTTGATCTGATCAGAAGTATATCTATCAATTCTATTCTTCTGATCAAGTTCTTCAATAACCTTCTCAGCTTTATTCAGCAATTCCAGAATATTTGTATTAGCTCTCCTGGTATTATCAATGAACTCACTTCCTTTTAAGATTATTCCTGCATCCTGATTAAAATACTTTGATTCGATGCTATAAGGTGTTTTCACATAAACCACTTTTCTCTTATGAGAGATAATTAGTTTAATCGGATATGTACCATCCTTCTTTTTACGACGGAGATCCTGAATTAATTTTACTGTTGCCATTGTCTTTTTTATGAATTTGCAAACACTTTTTTGCAAACATTTTGCAAACTTTTCCCATTGGAAAGATACAAAACCGTCCAAAAACGACCAAACAAAAGCAAAATACAGGTATTAAAAAAGGGTTTCAGAACTTCTGAAACCCTTAGTATTAATGCGGAAAGGAAGGGATTCGAACCCCCGAAACGCTTTTGGCGTTTACTCGCTTTCCAG